TGGTGCTGTTATTATTCAAGATGGCGTCACAGTGTTCCGGCCCGAAGGTCACAGTGCTGTCCACCACGGGGCCCAACCTCTCAGAGGCATCAACCCAGAGGATGTGCTTGAAGATCCCGCTGGCCCGACAAGCTTGGATCTCCGCAATGTCCCGGATCCCGACTACCATGTCGGCATTCCGGAGAACCCGCTTGACAAGAATAAGCGGATCATCCCTCCGCAGGATGTTGCACATATCATACCAAAACGTGCGATGCTGGTGCCGCCGCTCCCAAGCCACCTGGGGATGCACTCCCTGGGCTTCGGCAATGTCTGGCAGCGCTGCCCAGGACGTGGACCCACCATATCGCAGGTGGGTTATCCTAGAGAGACATTCGGCGGCGTAATCTTTCCCATGCCGACCGTAGCCAACGATCAAAAGCTTGGGGATTTCTGGCGGGGTATCAAAGTTTGTTCCCATAAGACATACCATTCTTCATTTTCGAAAAACACAAACGGTTTTAAACGATCCTCAACTTGCTGACACAGGAAACACTTCCCAGCGTTTCCCTCATTCAAGACTACACCACATTCCTCACATGTCAAGCTAGCCATGTATCTCCATAGCCCAGCCGAAGGCGGGGGGGATTAGGACGTGGCGTGGGCCGGTGCGGCTTCCAGGAACGACCCCGGGGCAGCACGCGGACATTATCCCGATAGGATTCAACCTCCCGGGCCTGCCGCAGATACTCGAAGAACGCGAGCCGGTAGCTAGTCAAGGGCGAGCGCATTACGTCGGATTCCTTCCTCAGTCAGAATGCTTTGCTTCACGTTCAGCGCGAAAGCCTGGGCGGCCAGTGGGGATCGGAACTTGCTTTCCTTGTGAAGAGCCCCGAGCAGGGAGGACACCTTCCGGGCCCGGCGGGGCAACCGGCGCGCCAGCTTAGCGAGCTGGTGGACATTCATCCCCCGGATCTTGCGCGCCGCGTATTCCTCGGACGATTTCGGGGCTGTTCGAGTCCGGGCACCAATGTCAAACAGTTCAGATGCAGCATTCATATTTCTTTTCTTTCAGTTTCATGATTCAGTTTATCACTTGTTCTTTTTTCGGTCAAACCTTCTGTAGCCCTGTTTCCACAGCAGCTTGCAGAGCTGGCTTGCCCGCTTATCCACCTTGGTTTCGCTCCATTCTGGCTCCAGACAATGGAGCGCCTCATGCAGCAAAGTATTAAGCCTGGACCGTTGCGGCAGATTCTTGTGTATCCAGATCCGCCCCTCGGCCTTCACGCACTCGCCGAAAAAGATAGGAAGCTTGCGGCCCAAACGGTCGCGCCGTTTGTGATACCTCGGATACACTTTTTCTGTAACCCGCAGCTTCATGACGTGTTCGCATTACAAAACCGGACAGTAGTTTCCAATGGCCGCCCATTCGATCCCGATACTCCGCGCCCAGGCATGGATGCGCCGGGATGGGACGAAGAATGAAATGCCGGGGCCGCCGGACCCAACGAGCAAGCCGATGCACTTGCCTTGCGCGTTAAATATGCCGCCCCCCGAGCTGCCCGGGTATGCAATCAAACTCGTCTGGTCCAGCGGATATGGCCAGGGCCAGTCCACTAAGTTGGGGTGCGCGTTGAGCCGGGACAGGATCCCGGAGGTAAGGGAGTCCGGATAGGTGTCCCCGCGCAGGTTCCCCACATGGAAGACCGGGTCTCCGATGGCGCACTCCTGCCAGGGGATGAAGTCAGCGTATCCGTTCCACGGGGCAACCGGGTAATTAACCAGCAGCAAAGCCAAGTCCTCCTCCGCCGAAAAAGCTAGAAGAAAAGCCGGGGCGGAATACTCAGCGACTCGGTAGCCCTCCAGATATTCCCCCTGGATGACCTTGATGCTCTCCACGCCTTCCACAACGTGGTATGCCGTCCAGGCAAAGACATGAACCCGACCCTTGGAATCCGTCTTGCGGACCAGCACGGCGCTGCCTTGGCTCGTCTCTGTGTCGATCAGCACGGTGCAGCTCCGCGCGGCCGTATACACATCGACAACCGCCGGTGCTGACGCGAAAGTTTCCGGTCTAGAATTATTCCGTAACCCCAGTAGATCCGGCGCAAACCACCCCAGAAGTGCCGCCCCCGTCCACAATGCCGCTGTTTTCCACCTGTTCATGATGCTTTTTCTTTCCCCAGTTGATCTTGTCGAAGTTCGCCCGATATTCCCGCGAGAAGCAACTCCTCGGGGCGGACCCCTTGCCCACGGATACCCGGGGGCGTCCATCTTTTCCGTATGTCCCAATGCCAAGATCGCGTGTATTCATACCCATTAAGGTGCGCGATTTTTAGGGGGTGGAAAACTTGAACGGGAGCCGGTTAGACAGGGCGACGCGAGGATAAGCCTCCTTCAAGCGGCTGACCAGTGCAGAGGCATCCCAACCCTTCAGGGCAGATCCCCTGAACTGGTCCCGGCGAATCCGTTTATCGTGGCCCTCGAAGCCCGACAACCAATTTTGATAGTGACGCAGGGCTTGCCCGCGCAAGTTGAATTGTGAATCTAGTATTTCGTGGTGTCTCATTGTATTATTCCTTGTCATGCGGGCAGTTGTGTTCTGTTGCGGCCGCCTTGAGGTAGAGCGGCACCAAAATTTCAATCATGGTCCTGGGCGGGCGGTCCCAAAAAATATCGGCTAGCACGGCATCAACCCCGCTGCGCGCGCACCGCTCCAGCGCGCGGCAAACCCGGTTGCGCTGCTTAAGGCGCGGAAACAGACTGATCATCTTGTCCCGGAACTCCACACGGGGGCCGCCCCGAGCATCGACTTCATCCCTGTGTTTAGCCATCCCGGCAGCCCAGTCCCGGGCGCTAGTCCCAAGGGGAATCAAGCGCCACCGCTTCCAGCCCTGCCCGATATCCCGCAGCAGTTTCCCGTTGCTCCTGACGGAGATCCGGTCGCCGAAACGCTCGATGCGGAGAAGTTCAGTCCCGTTATTTTTTAGGCAAGCCATAATTAAAGTTCCTGAGGGCGGTTTTCGTAGTGGCTCGCGAGCGGGTCCCGGATGAACTGCTCAATGGCTTTCCTGGTATGCTTGATGCCAAGCGCCTTGCAGGTGCCCTTGAAGGCCCGGCCATCGTGGTTATAGGTGCCCTGGTCAATGGCCGCGTGCATGCGCGCAGTAACACTTGGCAAACCCTCAGGGTTGAAACCGTAATCCCCGGGGTAAGCGGCCAGTGCCGCCGCAAGCTGCTTCGCGTATTCCAATTTGAATTTTTCAATGTTATTCATGCCATTAATATCGTTCACGCAGATTCAAAAGTCAAAAACTATTTTTAGAAAAAATCCCCGGTGTCCTGCCCGGGGATATACCTAGCGCCCCTCGGCGTTTTACGGAAGCGGTGTGAAGGTGCCGATCCGCAATTGAACCGGCGGACCCGGCTTCAGCGGCAGGGACAAGGACGCCTGGGAGGAGAACCCACTTTCGCCGACCGAATTGTAAGCGGTGACAACGAAGTGATATGTGTTGCCCGGCAACAGATCAGTGACAACGCCAGTAGTGACATTGCCAAGCTGTATCACCTGGGCGTTTGTGTAATCGCCGTCCACGGTGGACGTATACAGCCGATAGCCGATAACGTTATCCTCGGGCGGGTTGGCATCCCAGGCGAGTCGAGCGGTGACCGCGTTAGCGGTAACGGTGAGCACAAGCAGGGCGAGTATGGATAAGAACTTTGTCATGGTATTGGTTCAGCTTTCTTTAGGTCTGGCCAGTCCCCAAGCGGAGTCCAGGGGTCACCCCACTCTCGCACTACGCGAAAGAAAAAGCGAGGGGAACCAGCCACGGTTTGGTTTGGAATTTCCACAACGTATTGACCGTTGCGGATTGAATAGGGACCCTGGACTTTTATCCAAGGCCCCTTGTTCAAATCGGTTTTGATTTCGAGCCGGTCCTGGCAGTTTTCTTCATACTGCCAGAAGACAAACAGCGCGAGGATTATGGGCAAGAAGCGTCTCACAATATGGGCTTCTTTACGGTCATGCTGATGTTGCCGAGCGGATAGCCCCGGCCCTCAAGCCGATGCCATACTGAGCCCGTGAATAGGGCAAGCAATCGCTCCCACCAGGACAAAGACCACCGAATAATGACAACCTCGTTTGCATCATCAACATACGCCGGTGTCCCTTCTCTGCCGCTTCTCGGGTAGTTGCACTCCGGGAATCTTTTGAGTTTCATCGGGTGGCGTGATAATCCACGATTGCCTGGGCGATACCGCGCGCAAACACATCGGCAACATCGGCGAAGCTGCCCACTTCGATCCTGGCCCGGTCGGCGTAGTAAATCGAATACAGCGCAATCACCAGGTTCTTCACGTCAATAGCGATTTCGTCGTCCAGCGGGATCAGGTTCAACTGGGCCACCAGAAACGACGGGTCGAATTGACCGGTGTCGCGAATCGTTTCGAACACGCCTTGGACCTGGACGAAATACGGCTCCAGGTTGGGGCGCTCCACAAGCACGCGACGGATTCCGGCGGACACGAGCGGAGTCACAGCGGCCTTGACTTGCTCGATCTTAACGGGATCGCGCGGGGCGTTGGGGTCCGATGTGGCGCAGCCGGTGGCAAGCAGCACGGCGGCAAGGAGGATGGGGAGGATTTTTTTCATGGGTGTTTTCTTTCGTTGTTGGTTGATATTTACCGTTCGAGGTAATATGCACCATTAAAACAGCCTGTCAATCACATCCCGGACGATAAGACAACCGACCCCGGCGGCGACAAAGATTAAGAGAAGTTCGATTCCAGTCATAAATTATTTATGGGTTGAATGTTAGCAGGACGGTGGATGGGTGTTAGTTGGGCGGTTGCCAAATACGTGGGCCAACTGCACAAGGTCCTCGGCGGACGGTAATTGGTAATTGGTGATTGGGTCCGAGTCGCATGGCACGGGTTCCGGATCCAGCGCCAGCATATCATGCAGCGTTCGACCCCACGCGGGGACAAAAACCCTTTCATGAAGGCGGGGGCCTACGAAAATTCCGCCCAGGAAAACAGTATCCGGGCCCTCATGAAATAGAAAAAATTCCTCCGCGCCCCCACCCCAGCAAATGGGGCGGCAGCGGCCCGGCGTCCCATACGGGATGGGCCCATCGCGCCCTTGCCACACCGCCGGGAAGGACCGCACACTCAGATAGAAAAGCCGTGCATGGCGGTCACCAGGGCACTCGATGTGGGTTCCCGCTTTGGGGTCAGCACCATTCTGTTTAATCATTTCGTTAAGGTCGTTCATTACTTTTGCCCTTTCTTTCATTCAAGACTTCCTCGGCGGCGCAGCAAAAACAAGACTTGCACCGCTCCGCGCCTTCCAGGCGGGCCACACGGCAATGGCGCTCAAGTTGCAAATCCGTCAATCGCACCGCCTGTTTTTTCCAAATCTCAAAGGATGGTTCGCTCATAATACTTTCACCCGGGTTATGGCGGTCTGAAGGTTGCCCTTCCATTCGCCGTGCTCTTTGACCGTGTAGTCAACCGTCAACTCAGTCCCGGCGTCAACATTCAAGCCGTTGCCGGTTTTCCAGATGGCTTGATCGCCTTCGGGGGTCAGAAGGCGGTGAATGAACGTGATGCCATAGGCGGAGTCAAAGGAAGCCGATCCCTTGTAAACCAGCGTGGCTTTCTTAACGCGGACGCCGACCGTTCCAAAGTGTTTCGAGACCGGCCGGGCGGCGCGTTCAACTTGGATCTCCAGGGCGCGGCGATGGGCTTGGATGATGTAAGCAGCGATGCCGCAATCCCGAAAAGTAATGCACTCCGCCTTGGCAACAGTCCGCAAGTTGTGGTCAAAATCAGTCTTGACCTCGATGGCCTGGGCCCAAGCAAGAGCGGCTTGGGCCTCTACTTTGGCTTCCTCGGAAGGGTCCACGCACTCACTACGGGGGCGATTCTTGGGCGGGAACATGGCGCTGAGGGCCTCTTCCGTGGTGCTGGTAGTCATGGACTCCTCAGCCTGCTTGCGCGTCCTGAAGCCCCAGCGGCGCGCGCACTCCGCGACATAGCCAAGAAAATTAAGAGTCCCGACACCATCACCCCGGCCGCCAAACCCGCCCCCGTCGCCACCAATGGCCGAAGGATCCTCCAGGAACGCGGAGAAGTCGGAGAGCTGAGAAAGATACTCGGCATAAGCAGCAGCATCGGCGGCGGACTTGCCCAGGCCCAGGAAGTCCGTCAGGCAGTCCCGGCCGACCTGCTTGCGCTCGCCGCTGATATGCTCCACAACGAAGGTATCCTTGCGGTTGCGGTCGATGTTGCAATGGTCGCACTTCGGGGCACAGGTGCGATATGCGGAGAGATAGACTTCACCGGCCCCAGGGAACACCCGGATAATGTTACCCTCGCCAGTGTGCTCCAGCGTCGCCAGGAAGCGCCAATCCGGCAGCTTGGGGACTTCCAGGTCAACAGTGACCTCGTGCATCAACACCGCCCCGCCGTTGTCCTGGGGCACCAGGGAGGACGGTCCAATGATCATCGACACCAGCGGCACCCCCAGCTTGACGGCGCGCTTGTTTAAGCGGGCAACGGTGGCTTTGACTTTCCCCAGCAGGTCCGGCGATATCTTGAATGTCTTATTCATGCTTAAATTATCGTCTGGTTCAGGTGTAAAGTCAAAAATTATTTTCAACTATTTTCTAGGGGATTCCCCGGTCAATGCCGCGTGTGCGGATACGACACCCCGCAACCTGGACGAGTGCATTTCATGCCTTCCACTAGTTTATTCAATCGCGCTTGGCATTCAGTAAGCGCCAGTATGACCTCAGGTGACCCCCATACTACGTCCCCGCAAGCTTGGCCGCATACCCGGGACCAAATACTAGCAGAGACGGCGCGCAACATAAAGCTGTGATCGTCAAAACCAAAATGATCTCGAAGCGCTCGCTCGATAATTTCGAGATTGCACGTATACCCGATTTCAGGATGGATTGTTGTAATCTTAATTGTTGTTTTCATGATTAAAATATCGTCCAGAACCGAAGGAAAGTCAAAAATTATTTTCTAGGTAAAACTACTACTCCAGAGCCGGGGTTTGCCGCTTCTGTTTGTGCTTCCTCCCGGCCGCGCAGTATGGGCACCCGCCATGGTTGCGGCAGGTCCGATCATGAGCCCTGGATCCACGATACGGGCGACGATGCTCCTTGCCGTGCTTGATGGCTTTCTCCAGACTCATGATGCTTTCACCCAGTAGAGTCCCTGGACACGCTTTCTTGAATGCCATCCTTTTTTCGCTGTGTCATGTATGACCCCGTCAATCACCGCGAAAACGTGCCCTCGAACGGTAATCGCAAAACAGCCGCAAGGAATGTCCTCCAGCACAGCGGCCACTGTCGGTCCAGGCGAAAAAGTCATTTTTTCCAGATCATAGTGTTTGACAGCTAGGTCCCACTTAAACTTGCGCTGGGCTTTGCGGCCAAGCGCGCGCAAGTCCTCGTGAGCGGTGGCATAATTCGTCTGGAGTAATAGGGCGATTGCGCGCACCGCGCAGTCCCGAATCTCGGTTCCAAATCCATCGGACTTGCGGCCCGCGTCACAGCGTTTGTATCTAATTTCCATAGATTCCTCCAGGCTCATTTCAATCTAAGCGTGCCGATCTTTAGCAGAGCGCGCACATATTCCAGCTTGCCCTCTGCACATTCTTTGTCGCGAGCGTAAATCCCCTTCAGATTGTCGTTGTCGCCGTCTTCAATCAGCTTGTCAGCTTCGACCGGCCGGGCGGCGAAGAACCGCCAGGGCAGCCGGACCAGCTTGGCGTAGCGCTTGATTTTGCGCAGCTCAAACCAGCCGCGCGGGGTGCCGTCAGTCTTGAGATAAATTGTGCTCATGGTGCCTTAGGCTGAGATTTCACCGGCCTTGATCAACGCTCTGGCGGTGCGGCCATAGCTTCCCTGAAGGGACCAGGCCAGGCCAGTCTTGACCAGATGTTGGAAAAGTTCAACGGTCGCCTCCTGGTCCAACTCGCCGGACTCGAAGGCGATGATGTTGCCCGTCACGTCGTAAGGTTTTGTTTTCATGATAAGAATATAGTTCAGGTGTCAGTGGTTGTCAAAAATTATTTTCCAAAATCTTTGGCGTGTTCCCGGGCGACCAGGAATGTTTTACCCTCGGGGGTGTCCCGAAAAGCGCGCCACTCCTGAGAATCGAGGTTCTCCAATTGTTTCTTGGCCAGGTAGGAAAGCCATTTGATACCCGCCCCGGCGACTTGCTGAATCATGGCGCGGTTCCAGGATACAACACTAAGCCGCAAGCTGGCCAGGGTTGAGCTGTCCGGGTCAACGTGGGTGACCTTGGCCATCCCCTCACGAAGCTGGTCCAATTGAGCGGGCGAGAATGTATTGTCTTTCATGGTGTTAATATCGTCCGCCCGGAAGCAGAAGTCAAAAATTATTTTCAACTATTTTCTAGGGGAATCCCCTTCCTACGGTCAGGTAAATCCCCTAGAAAATAATGTGGACGTAATAGCGGAGATTTATCACGTTGGCATGATATCTGCCCGCACGGGGCAGCCTATTGCTTCGCTCCTCAGCATCGCCTGGAAGCACGCCAGTCGGCTTTGAGCCGCGAGCGGGTGTGCCGGTGGCCGCAGTGGGCGCAACGGGCTTCCTTGGCATCCTGGGGCACCAAGAACGTCTTATTGCACGCGCCGCAGCGAAGTGGAACTTGTTTCATGGTTGCTCACGAAAAATCATGACACACGGATGGGGTAAAAGTTTGTCCGTGGCCAGCTCAAATAGCGGAAACTCCCAAACCAATTCGGATGGCCCCGAGTTGTCATGTCTCCAGGGAGGGCGGCTGGCAGATACAAAGACCTCCGCTTCTGGGTCGCACCGCTCCAGCTTCTTAATCAGCTCGTTGACTTTCATATCAATTTGAAAAAGTGTGGATGGTTTCCGTCGCGTCTCAGGATCCCGATCTCCTGGGCGATGCTCTCCAGCTCATACACGGTGACCCGGTCTTCCCAGATCAGCTTGGCCAACCGGTCGCGCATACGCCGGACCGCCGAATGCTCACGGTGCGGCCGTAGCGCGCGCAGCCAAACGCGCACCAGCTTGATGTTATCCTTGCAAGCGTTCATTTGGTCACCCAAAAATTTCCCGGTGCTCTTCCGGGGTTATCGGCATGTCGGTGGCGCAATCCACGTAGACATGATCCCCGGGCCATGTGCCAGTGGCATTGCAGTCCCAACACCAAAGATACTTGCGGCCATTGCGCGCGAGGATGGGGACCTCGGTGCCACCGCATCCTGGTATCAATCGCGGAGATAGCCGGGCATGCACCCGCTTCAGACTCCGGATCTCAGATTGGAGCTGCTCCAGGCGGCGAGTCCACTCGGCCGGGCTTGGAACATGATACAACTCCGGATCAGGCGGCTGGGCGTGATGGTTGCGCTTCAGCGATTCAAGGGCGCGCTCAAGGAGGGCAATCTCCCGATACAGCACTTGGGCGGGTGCAAGTTCAATAGTCATAATTATACTTTGGCAGCTTGACGCGTTTTATGAACGCGAATGTTAAATTTGACCGCGTTAAACCCGGACCCGTAAGCAGTGCGCAAAAGCCGAGCATGCCCGTTGCAGTAATAAATGGGCTCCCCCTTGGCTATGAGCTGAATCAAAGCGCTAGCAGTAGCGGGACGGTCGCCATAACAAGCATGCATTATCCCGAGTTTAAGCGCACTAACGAGCGCTTGGTTAAGATCGGTTCCGTTAGATAGGTCCATAAGATTACCTCAGGTTGACTATTCCATAGGGGCCGCAGGGATACTGCCACCAGTCGGTCCGGATACTGCCCCGGACATGCTTGGCCGGTCCCCCGGCGTAGCTGGTGGGCTTGTAAATATCGCCGGTGTTCTTGTCCACAAGGCAGTAAATGGATTTGCTGCCCGGGTCACAACGAAGAACGCGGAAGAACCGGCCGCCTTCGGTGAAGCGGATCGTGACTTCCAGTGTGGTGGGGCAGGTGAAACCCCGCTCGACCATGGATGTTATAATCTTGGACTGAAGGTTTGCGCAGAATGCGGTGATCTCGTCGTTGGTGATTGGTTGCGTTGTCATTGGTGTAATATAATTGGTGATTGGTGAGTTGTCAAAAAGTATTTTCAAAAATTGGATGCGGCACCCGGGACTTGCACCCGGACGCGCGGGGCTGGCTTATCTGCTTGGATCGGCAAGCTACATCTTGCCAGTCGATCCCCCGCGCGGCTCTTGCTGCCGCCACAAGTGTCAGAGGTTCACTGCGCCCATCTCAGTCTAATGTCACCCTTCCGGGGACTGCTCGCGGCATCTCAGTTACCGCTCTGACATTTAAACTATCGTCCAGCCTGGGAAAAAGATCAAGAATTAGTTTCGATGATTTCTACGGGCCGATGCGTAGGGGATTCCCCTAGAAGGATGGCTTTGGTGTAGTCAACCGCGTAAGCCACCTTAGTATGATTGATGTTCACAAACGCTTCCAAGGCCGCTTTCAACTCGGGCACGCCGTCCAGGTCATCTGTTTCAAAGTCCTCATAAGCTTCGTCCTGAATGTCACTCAAGACGCGGCCTAGGAAGTCCTGGTCCACAAATTTATTTGTCTTGCAGGCCCAGACATAATCGGGACGGCCAGTTTCTTCATCGTCATAGTGGAAAAGCGAGTCGAAAAGGTCTTCAGTGCTGCTGTAGTAATGATCGTTGTAATATACCCACCCGGCCCAATCCTGGTGATGGATCTTCTCCGCCTTCGTGAATCGCCCCAGCTCGCGCTCGTCCTCGCGCGCCTCACGGCACGGGTTGCACACCGACCAGCAATACTTCTTGATTGACGGCAACGGGTCTTTGCAATCCTCGCATCGCCGGTCGCAGCACCTATCACCGCTCTCCTTGTTTGGCCAAAGAGTCCCGCACTCGTCGCAATACCATCGGTCCAGCGGAACCCCTAGATTGTTGTAGAATTCGCACGCGCTCATTTAATCTCCTGTTGGTTCTTTGATTTGGGTTGGGGTATGCTTGGCTTGGCCTCGAAAAAGGGATCCACCTGGATGTTATTTTTGATTATCCGGCTCTTCAGATCCTTCTGACCCTGGTGCAGCACACGCAGCTCCGAAAAGATGGAACCAAGGTTTTGGTGTGTGAATTTTTCAACTACTGCGAGCTGATTCTCCAGCACGGCCAGGCGGCCATTGATCTGCTTCTCCAATTTAGTTGTGCTGTCAATGAGACTGCGCGTGTTTTGTCTGTAGCAACTTCCGGACGTGATCCGGCCTGCCTCCAACATCTTGACTTTATTATCCAGATTTGCAATCTGCGCCTCATGTCGGACCACGTCTTCAATACAGTCATCAATTACTGAATGCCCCATAATTTTTTCCTCCAGCGCAACCAGCCGGTCCGAAAGGTCTTGATCGCTCTGCGCCTTTTTTTCGGAGTCAATGGATGAAGCGTTGCGCAGCGCGGCAACATTGCGTTTCAGCATGTTCACATCCTCCCCCAGCCGTTCATGCGTGAGTGTGTCGGTTAGAGTTTTGATCTTCTCATTCGCATAATCGCGGCCGGGTTGCAGCAGCTCTCGGGCTCGCCGGGCGACTGCATTCCAACATTGATGGACGTTGCCATCGCAGTCCACAAACGCTTGTTCCAGTCCGTAGCCCAAAGATTCATCGCTGCTGATGTCAACATGTTTAATTTCGCTCATAAGGTTGTCTTAAGTGGATTGTCTTGGATGTATTTGATCAGGGTTAAAACATTTGAGGACTCACCGGCTTGTTTTTCCGCGAGTGCTTCCCGTGATGAAAAAAAACATGTGGAGTCCAGCCCCAGAAAACCCTCGTCCGGCCCGTAGCACGAGCAATGGTTTAGATCCACCAAATACCATTCTCCGGTCGTGGCTTGGATGATTGCATCTCCCGTGCCCTCCCAGGACCCGACCGCATACCAGTAAACACAGCGGGCGATGCGCTCAAAGATTGGCATGCTCTGTATGCGCTCAAAGTCATTTTCACCCATCGGGCAAAAATCATAGCTGGTGTGGCCTGGGTCTGAGATAAGATGGTTTATGCAAATAAATCTCTCGTAAGGGTTGCTCATAGGTTGGATGTATTATTTTATGCGTGAGAAAAATGCTTTGCGGGCTCGCTGGTGTTTAGCCGTTAGCTGATCCCGCTCACGCCGCTGACGTTCGAGCAGCTTGTCTAAGGCCACGCGCTTCTTGTGCCACAGGGTGAAGTCAACGGGCTCTGGTTTTGATCTCACAAGTTTTTGTTTTGAAGTATTTTGTTCTCTACCACCGCAAGGCGGGCTTCGTGATCAGTCAACTGTTGTTCAAGACGGGCTATGACTTCAAGAACGCGGTCCCAGTGAAGTTTCTCGTGCTTCTGTTTTTCAGTGGCCGAGATTTTAATTTCAGTCAAGCGATGCCATAGGGCACCAATGCGGGCTCGCATGCCTGGGTATTTGTCGTCCTCGAAGTTCCCCATGTGTTCCTCGATCTTGTCCGGGAAGTTCAGGTGGGCGCGAGAAGCAGTCTTATTTTTTCGGAAGACATTCAAGCGCATCGTGGCTATGTCCCACCACAGGGCAGCCTCCTCAGCGGTGGAGCAAGACTTCACATGCCACAGGCGGCCGAGCAGGTGAATATGGACTACATAAGCTCCGCTCTTCAACTTGGTGACCCCGTAGAATATTGATCTCATGCGAGGAAAGTAGTGCATGGTTTTTGGTGTGTCAAACTTCGTGTGCGGTATAAAGAAATTGGTGTGCGGTGAAAGGTGCGTGGTTATTGGTCTGAGTCGAGTTAGGATACAACTGGTCAGGTGCCAAATGTTCTCTTGGAAAAATATAGGCAAAATACAAAGATATACTTTCCATGAATATATCAGGTTGTATTAATATATTTCCCATGTGAAAATTAGAGTATAGTAGAATACATACAAACTCGGGAGGGGCCAGTATTCGCGGGTCTTTTATTATCACAAGATTCTATACATTTCCCATCTGGACCCCGTTTGGTATGTTCCGGCCCACTGATTTTCGGTCCGGCTGGATTCTCGCACTCTTAATCATGTCTGACAAGAAACTTTTCGCCGTGATGCCGAAGTCCATTCAAGACATTCGGAAGTCCGCCAAACAAAAAACCAGAACCAAAGACCGCAAAATCTATGCCGACGCAATTAAGCGACTCGCTGGCAACTAAACTGTATCTCACCTTCATCGTCCTGGAGGGCGACGTAAACAAGACCTCGGTGGCTTGTGATGTGCCTGAGGATGTTGTTGAGGAATACGCGAAGCGGGAGGACTGGCGCGCGCGCCTGGAGACCACGAAGCGCTTGGCCGGTGATTCGCGTGGGCCTGCCGAGATTGAGCGGCTGTTGAACCGCGCGGGCACCTACGTCCAAGCAATGCGAATCCGCCGGGTGATTGATGTTGTCCTGAACGAGCTGGAGAAGCGCATGGTTGACTCGCGGGACACAACGGTCCTTGAGGCGTTCACCTACACGGACAAGGAGGGCAATCGGCGCATCGACCTTAAGCCCCTGGCCGAGCTGGCATCATCCGCACAGAAGCTTTCCACCGTGGCTTTTTCGGCAATGGCGGATACGGCCGGTGAGCGCTTGAAGCGCCTGGAGGGCTCAATGGAGCGTCAAGACGATGCCCTAGCGATGGGCGCGCGAGTGTTGCAGGGCCTCAGCAATATCCCGGCCATTGCAGGCTCCTCCGAGCTGGTGGCTCTGGAGTCCGTTCGTAAGGCCATCGAGAAGCCCAAATCCTAAGCAAATCACTTAGGATTAAGCTTATATTGAGTATCAAGCACTTATGATCATTACTATCCTGAGTGATATGCTTAGGTAAGCGAAAGTAGGGCGCGCGGTGCAATTTTTGCACGTATGCGCGGGGTTTTGCGTGAGTTTCACGCATCTCGGCGACCTGGGCGGCATGCGGCAGGATTTGCCTGGCTGTGGGTCGGCGCACAATCCGTAGAATGTGGTCCGAGGCCGTCAGGACCGCCTGAAATGATGTCTTTTGAGGCACTTATGTATGTCCTGGGCACAGGAATGGGACACCCACCCCACGGGGGGCGCGCGCACGGCAGGATTTGGCTTAGTGATGGTCGGTATATGAGAAAAAAATGCCTCGTGGGACGCTTAGATACACCAGAAGTGACGAAACAACCAGGAAGTTGGCGCTTTCTTCGCCATAAATGACGAAAAATCGGCTTTCGCGCCCCTTAATTTCGGCGACTTTATCATGCAGGCAGTATAAAACTCAACCAAAGGCACTACAATGGCAACTATTCGACTGACGTGGCCCGCCAATCCGGCTTCCGAGCTGGTGGACGGGTATGAAGTGTGGCAATCTACCAATGGGGGCTCCTCGCAGCCCCTCACGGTGGTTACCGCCAATCAACTGGACATCCCCAACCCCACTCCGGCGGCCTACGCCTGGACGGTTCGGGCGCACAACCTGATCGGCTACGGGCCCCAAAGCCCGGTGACCCCTGGACCGACGCTTCCCAGCGCCCCAGGGACCATTACGGTCACTGTGCTCTAAGCACCGTCCACCAATCACCAAGACCGGTCTTTTATTTGACCGGTCTTTTTCTTTGTGCTACTGTTCCACCATGCCACGGCGAAACGTGAATTTGACTGGGCTGGGATACAAAAATGAGCAGGCCATTCTGGATGACCTGGATCCCATCATAAAAAAGTGGGCAAAAAAGCTGGATGTGGAACAAGAAGTGCTGTGCGAGTCCATAGCCTATCTCTGGGCTGACAGCCGCAGGAGTGCAGATAGGGCAGTTCTGGGTTACCTCAGTGAGAATGAAATCGGGATATTCGGCGGGAGATAGATTGACATCAGGAAACAGGTGTGTTAGATTACCGAAAGTTATGCCAGACATTTCCAGACGAGATGAAGCAGACCTAACTGTAAAAGGGCGGTGCGAATACAATCAGCATCGGAACAATCTGCTGCTTAAACAGACGTATGATTTGATGACCGCTGTTGGGCGGTCTTTCCCGACACCTGATCGGGACGCCTGTTTGTCGCTGCTTCACCAAGCGGTGAAGTCCCTTCGACAGGACAGTCGATCATGGGAGTATAGAAAAAATGAAGAATACTAACCCCAATTGGGTTAGTGCCCCCTATTCGGTTGCCTACGCCTTTTTTGGTAAAGTTCCCAGGGGGTTAAAGTTCACTGGGCCGCCAAAAAAACACCCCCGGAAGCTTCGCGGGGTTGACAACAGGAAGCGGGTGTGTTAAATTACCGAAAGTTATGCGAGAAGTCACATTGAAATGGGATTCGAATCCAGTGTGCGAAGAGATCATTGAATATCGGATCGAAATGAACGGGCCGAGGAACAACCACATCTGGGAGACAATTGCATCGGTGGGTCGCGGTGATTGTTCACACACGCGCAAAATCCCGGATGAAGGTCAGTATCAGTTTCGGATGAAAGCAGTCGGCAAAAGCGGCCTAGTCAGCCCGTATTCCCGAGTGTGGACGATTTACGGCCCCCCGTCCGCCCCCGACTTGCAGGAACCAGTATACAGAACGATTTCATGAATAGGCGAACTTTTCTTCGATCAGTGGCAATCGGTGTGGCAGCGATGTCCGCCGCGCGCGCTGTGGGTATTCAGTCGCCAAAACTACATGGCATACCGAAATGCTGGATCAAGAATCCTGCCTGGGAGAACGCCCCCTATGAGATTCATTTTTTCGTTATGCCTGATGGAGTGTTGCCAGTGGTTAGGAACAGAAAGACGATGACGGTGAAGCGGCTCCGCGATGAAATCAAAGATTTGTTTGACGTTCCGGTTCGCTTCCGGAACGAGTCATTTCCACTTCGACTGGGGCAGGATAAAAAGATTGTCCACGTCCTGGCCCCCTATGTTTGACACAAAACTTTTTCATGGCACCTTAATGGCACGATACTATTATGAGTGAAGATACCCACAGTAGCAAAAATATTCTCGCCCATGAATCATGCAATTCAACTGCCGCGCCCCAGGCGTTCAAGGGGATCCCCACTTGTGATCCGCCCGGCGATGCGCTGATTCAATTTGAGCTGAGCCAAACCCGGCGGGGTTTGTTCGACCTGGAGGTTACGCTTCATCGTTTCCAGAATTCGTCCGCCTCCCGCGAGCGAGCGTTAGCCATCACCAAGATCCAGGAGGCTATCTTCTGGCTGGTGGCGGACCTTAACCGGCGCGGGGTGAAGTCGTGAAATCAAGCAACGAAAATATTTTTATTGTGACTGCAATTGGTGGTGTATTGGGCCTTGCCATTTGGTTGGGAGTGACTCTGGATAGGGCCCAGGAGAAACGGGTTGCCAGCCCGCAGGTGGTCGAGATCGAGGGCTGCGAGTATTTTCATTGGGAAACTTATTACGGATATCCCGTGCTCACCCACAAAGGCAACTGCAAAAATCATGAATAACCCATCCGAGACTTTCGAAAAAATTGTTGCTAGTTCAGTGGTCGTATTGACCCTGGCTGGCGCGGCAATCGGAATTGGTATCCTATTGAGCGCCTTTTGCCCAAAAGAGGATCACACAGCGCCCCCGCCGCGAGAGCTGCAAAATGTCCGGGTCGGCACCTATGACGGGTGCGAGTATATCTGCGTCCTGACCGAATGGACGCACAAAGGCAACTGTAAGAATCATGAACGATAAATTCATACAAACGTTGGTTTCACTGGTGGTCACGCTGATTGTGCTATCGGGCCTCGCGGTCATGGTCTGGATCATTTTCGCCTTTGTCTCGCTGGCCGCGCGGATCCTGCTTTTTGATGTATGATCCTCTGCATGTTTAGCGCCTGGGCGGGGATCTGCACGCTGGAAACCTTAGTGTTTGCCGCGTGTATGGAGCGCCCGCCTGCGTGCTGGCGGAGATTTCTGAACTGGTCCCAAGACAAAATGCCGCCTGTAGCAGAGCCCTGCCTGATTTTTTCTATAACCTGGCTGATGATGGTGCCTCCGTGGTTCCTGTTGGCTTGGTATTTTGAAAATTTATGAGCGAATTGCCCAGACATTCCTGCTCTGATGCCCGGTTTTCGGGAATTAAAATCCGGACCATCGTGAAGCGGTTTGTCCCTACGGGCAGCGCGTGGCGTATCTGGACAACCACGGAGCCCAAGAAATATTGCAGGTTGCGCCAGCAGGATTTTGCGCCGGATGCTTTTGACGCCCACGCTGAGCGGTATCTCGGGCGTCTCCTGATCCAGCGGGACGGGGAGCAGCGCGCTAGCTGCCAACTGAGGGCCCTTTGGTGGCGGGATGCGCGCCCGATTTTTGTTGCTTTGTTTTTCTATGCGCTGGCTTTTGCGGTCGCGTTCGTTTTTATCAGAGTGTTGTTTTGAAAACTTATGAATGAACCATTACTAAAATTCGAGGCGTTCGCGAAGATCCCCCGCCTTTTCAACGACGCGGTGATCATCACGGAGAAAATTGACGGCACAAACGCGCAAATTTTTATCGCCTACGACGGGGGCCCAATACTCGCCGGGTCCCGCACTCGATGGCTTACCCCCGGTAAAGGGGACAATTATGGGTTTGCCCTTTGGGTCGAGCAGAACCGCGAAGAGCTGCTCAAGCTGGGCCCCGGACGGCACTTCGGCGAGTGGTGGGGCTGTGGCATCAACCGGGCTTATGATTTGCATGAGCGCCGGTTCTCGCTGTTCAACGTCCACAAGTGGACCGATGACGCAGTGCGGCCCAAGTGCTGTCGCGTGGTCCCGACGCTGGAAGTTGTCCCCAGGTTTGACACTAAGCGCATCGAGGCGGCCCTGGAGAGCCTTCGCCACGGGGGCAGCGTCGCCGCCCCTGGGTATTCCAAACCGGAGGGGATCATTGTTTTCCACTGCCGCAGCAGTCACCTTTACAAGGTGCTGCTTGAGAACGATGGTATTCCCAAGGGGAGCCACTAATGAGCGCCGAAGCACATAACTGCGACGAACAGGGCCGGGAAATGTGCTGCTACTGTTGGCGCGCCCCCGCCATGTGGAAGCGCACCTATGACTCGATCCCCGGCGAGGACCACATTTGCCAGGTGTGCAAAGATTACGTCCATGACATTGACTCCCGAGACCAAGAATTGTTACCAATATGAAACCTGAATCTTTTTGTGAGCTGGGAAAACTTGTAGGCGAATTAGACGAACAAACCCGGTTAGGACGTGAAAGGCTGGCTGCTGCAATTAATGATGCCGGTAAGTGGCCAGATGATCTTTCAAATTCCGCGCGGCTGCTACTGATTTCGTATGCTGGGCGGCAGAATGACTGGGACAGTGGCCAGCACACCGCTTCACTGGAGACGCACATACAGCAAGTGGCGTCCGGCGTGGGCTATATCAAGTCCAAGATGGCAAATTGGGTTAAGCTGGGCCTGAACTACCCCCGCGAATGAACCCCTGTTTTTATCTTGTCACCTTCCGCCGGGATTTGCTCATGGCGGTCTGGGCTGTTCGCTCCCTGATTCTCAACATGCGCGGGGACTGGGATCTCACTGTTGGGGTCCCCGATTCGGATCTGGCGCTTGCGACGGCGCTATTTGGCCGCGAGCGTGAAATACTTGGGGGCCGCATGCGGATCTTTTCGTTTGAGGAACCGGCGGGCAAGGGGTTCAACACCCACCAGAAGATTGAGTGCCGCGCGGATCTGGAGGCCCCTGGTTTTAGCCACTATATTCATGTGGATTCGGACTGCCTGCTCCGCAAGCCGCTGGATGTTTCCATCTTTTTCGAGAACGGCCGGGGGATCTGGTATTACGATTACTACGCGGAGATCATGTCGCAGAACGCGAATCTGAAGTGCTGGCAACACGCGGTGAAGCTGGCCACCGGGCTCAACCCCCGCAAGGAGTATATGCGGTGCTTCCCCATTGTCATCCCGCACGATACCTACGCTGCCACGCGAGGCATGGTGGAGCGGCACACGAAGCAGGACTTCGGGGAATACGTTATTAACTGTGAGAACGCGTATCCCCAGACCTTCGCTGAGTATAACACCCTGGGATTTTGCGCCAATGTGAAGAACCATCCGATTGCCTGGAAGCGGTTTGTTCGGGAGACTCCAGCTTGGGGCAAGGGGACGTTCGCGCAGTTTTGGACGCATGGCGGGCCGGATTTTGTGATGCCGGACGGCCCCTCAGCAGGGTTGTCAGCGCGCGGGGTGGCCAAGGAGCTGGGCATTGAATGAACCCCTGTTTTTATATTGTCTCGTTCCGGCGCGATTGGGAAATGTTCAAGTGGTGCGTCCGGTCAATTGTCAAGTTTGCCCAAGGTGAGTATCATATCGCGGTGGGCATCCCGAATTGCGACCGGGAGTTTTTCCAGGAGAGGCTCCCGCTCCCCGATGCGGGCGCGCGCGCGCGCTATTTTTATTTTGATGAACCGGCGGGAGCCGGATTCAACGCGCAGCAGTGCGTAAAGTGCGAGGCTGACAAATACGCCCCGGGGTTTTCGCACTACATCCACATTGATTCGGATTGCCTGATCCTGAAACCGTTTAATGTGGCGCGGCTGTTCAAGCGCCCGGGCCGCTCGATTTGGTATTATGGCGAGTATTCAAAGCTGATAACGCCCCAGAATTGGCCGCTTCGCAACTGGCAGGAGGCAGTGAAGGAGGCCATCGGCGCGCGCCCGCTACGCGAGTATATGCGCAAGTTTCCCATTGTGATACCCGCTCCGGTTTACAAGGACGCACGGACGATCATCGAGCGCAAGCACAAGAAGGCTTTTTCCAGCTATGTGTTTTCTTGCAAGAGCACTTTCCCCCAGACTTTCGCTGAGTTTAACACGTTGGGATTTGTCGCGGATATTAATGGGCATGATATTGAATTTGTGAACTGGGAGCAGGCTACAGATTGGGATCTGAGCGCCGGTTTTCACGGCCCTGCCGGGGTTGATTTTAAAATGCTGGGCGGCGTGATGGCGGGGTATTCAATGCGCGAGGTTGCAACAAAACTAGGAGTAATATAATGGCGTTTATCAAACTTACGGATGCTTTAGGTTACCCGGTCTACATTCCGAAATGGAAGATCGGGGCTTTGGCGGTTAATGTTTCGGCGAACGGGGACCCCAACGGGACACAGATTTTTGGGGCTGATCTCGCTGGGTATGTCGTCGTGATTGAGCCCATAGAGGTTGTCCGTGAAATGTGCCAGTCGTCGTTTTAATTTGACTTAACACAAACTCGGTTGTATTAAATAAAAGTATGAAACAATTGAATAACTGGGATCTGCAAACGGCGGTTCGGCGAATTCCGAAAGTCGTCCGGGAACTGATGAAGTCCAAAGGGTGGCCCGGCAGGGTGTTTGCCGGTGGCGGCTTCATCCGGTCCATCGTGGCGGGTGACGAAGTCAATGACATTGATTTGTTCACTGACTCCAAGGAATTGGCTCATGTTCTCATGGGAAATTTGCGCGCGCTGTTTTTGGAAGCCCGTGTGAATACCCGGTTGCACGAGACGGATAATGCCTACACCATCATCGGCCCAGAGCCCACCATCCAGATCATTCACCGCTGGAAGTTCACCAATCCCGTTGAACTAGTGGAGAGTTTTGATTTCACTTGCTGTGGGGCGGCCGTTTATTTTGACGGTGTTCACTGGCAGTCGGTTTGCCTGGACACCTTTTATGAGGACGTGGCCGCGAAGCGGTTGGTTTATCGCGCCCCAGTCCGCGACGAGGCCCCCGGGGGAAGCTTGCTGCGCGTGCTGAAGTATTACCAGAAGGGTTACCGGATTCCGTTGGACTCGCTGGCAAAAGTGATCTCCCGGCTGATTGGGGAACGGACCTTATCGCTAGCCACCATCCAGGAGCGGCTCTTTGAAGTGGATCCCCAGGAGGATCCCGAGCACATTTTTCACCTGCCGCCGCAGCACGCAACCCTGGATCCCGAGGTATGACTAAGATTTCACAGTATGGGAGGGCTGGGTATATCGCAACCAAGGAGGTTGTTGCGGTTCTGCCAGCGCATGAGTGTCTGGAGCACGCTGGATGCCCGGGCGTGCAAAGTGAAATATACTTCCGGGGGCGCAAGGAACCCTTGTTTGCTGACCAGGCCCCGGCTGAAATATGCCGCCGTATTAACGAGGATCTGGAGTTTGATAAAAAACTTGACCTGCACCCGGACTTGAGGTAGTGTAGGGTATGAAACAAGCATACGCTTATTTGCGGGTATCCGGTAAGTCTCAGGTTGAGGGGGACGGTCTGGAGCGGCAGGCGCAAACCTGCATCGCATTTGCCCGGACTATGGCCTTTGATCTTGTGGATACCTTTAAAGACGAGGGGGTCAGCGGCACGATAGATTCGCTTGACCGCCCGGAGTTGTCGGAGTGCATTGTCAGGGCGGAGCGCGAGGGCGGGTGCATCATTGTTGAGCGCGCCGACCGGATCGCGCGCGACTTGATCGTGTCCGAGATATTTTTTCGTGAGTGCCGCGCCAGAGGAATCGAGGTTTACGCCGCCGATACTGGCGAGGAGCTGGCCCTCAATGACGCGGATCCCAGCCGTAAGTTGATTCGGCAGATTCTCGGCGCGCTCGCCGAGTGGGAGAAGTCGGTCATTGTGAAGAAACTCGCCTCGGGTCGCGCCAGGGTGCGGCGGGAAACCGGCCGGTGCGAAGGCCGTAAACCTTACGGGCAGACTGAATATGAAGTTACTCTTATTGAGAAGGTAAGGGCGTATAGACGGAATCATTTTTCTGTCCAGTATATCGCTGATGCTTTCAATCGCAACGGACATAAATCTCGGGATGGTAAAAAGTGGCACGCCTCCACTATCAGGCGGTTAATTAAAGCACACAACTTATGAGCGAAATTCTGAACACAAACGGGCGGCCAGTCCAGGGGGACGGTTCTGCGGAAATCCTGAAACCCAATGGCCAGCCGGTCCACCCACCCGAGCCAGAACTTGACAATCTCTCGAAAGCCATCATTTCTTTGTATGGTGCCCTGACGGAAGACCACAAGATCATTCTGTCGGTTGGATCCCCTATCGTAGGGATCTTGACACAGACGCCCGGGACTTCCGGACTGAACCTGAAGATTTTTCCGGCTGAGAAGTGCCGGGTGGATCACGCGAACAAGAAAGTGATTTTTTTGGAGGATGCCCCCAATGAAAAACAAATCGCAGAAGCAAGTCCGGTATCTCCTGAGCAAGGGAACGCCGTTGACGCCGGAACAGAAGAACAAACTCCGAAGGGAATTGACTTCGGGGGCGGTGCGGATGCGGCGCAGTAAGTGATTTATCAGGCTTGCTGCATCCGGGTGGCAATTTGCGTCCATCCAGACCGGCGTGAGTCCTGAATAATAGGCTGGGGAAGCCCCCGGCATCCTCAGGATGGAGGACGAAGCAATACATCCCATGCTCCGAGCGGTGAGCCGACTCGGGGTGCTCCCGGAACGGAATCCGGGAAATACTTTGCGGGATAGAGTAGTGGTAACTCGCCAGTCTCATAAGCTGGAGCCCCAGGTTCGATTCCTGGTTCTGCAACCAATCAGTGGGTGGCGTAATGGCATCGTGCCCGGCCTGGAACCGGGAGATTAGAGGTTCGAATCCTCTCTCACTGACCAATTTTACGGGGCGTGGCGAAAGATAAACGCAGCGGGAAACAAGCCGCCGTCGCGCCGATATCCGGTATATCGGCCACGCTGGAGGGGTGAAAGGCCCACCCGCCCCGACCAATTTATGGGCCGGTAGCTTAATCAAATAGAGAACCCGGGATGTCCGGGAGGATGTAGGTGAAACACCTGCCCGGCCCACCAATTTATGGTGTCTGTAGTTCAGCGGAAGAACACTGGGTTGTGAACCCAGATTGCGCGGGTTCGAATCCCGCCGGTCACCCCAATTTAGCGCTTAATATCTCGGGACGGAAAGACGCCTACGCTCAGTTTCCAGGTCCCATTTACTAAGCGCTTTTTCTTGACGCTAGAGCATTGGCCAGCATCTTAATAGGATGGCTTCTACTAACGAAATGCTTTTCTCCCGCGCGGCCCCTGAGGTCCCCCCGGCCGTCCCAGAGGTCCCCCCTCTGGCTCCCGCCAAACGGTTCAAGGACCATGACGAGCTGATTGCCTTCTGTGTTGACTGTCTCCACAATGATCGCAAGATGTCTGCTGCGCTAGCTATCGCTGAGTTCTCCGGGCAACAGGCGGTCTGCATAAAAGAGGCGCAAGTTGAGCAGTTGAATTTTTCGCTCTTGCAGTGGTGCCTGGACCAGGATCGTTACATTGACGCCGCCGCGTTGTGCTGGCCAAAAACGATCTTCAACCCGGAGCCCAAATCCGCCCGGGACATTTGGGAAACTTACGAGAAGTCCAGCCAGTTTATGTTAATGGGCGCGGCGTCGATGGGCAAGTCCTATTCGATTGGCGCGCGGCTGATCTTGGAGTGGGTCCGGGATCCGGTCTACACGACGATCAAAGTTTTGGGGCCCTCCGAGGACCATCTACAGGACAACTTGTTTTCGCATCTGGTAGATATGCACCGCAACTCTGCGGTGAAGCTACCCGGGATCATTGGACGGTTTTTCATCGGCATGGACGAGCGCTCGCGGCGCGGTGCAATTATTGGAGTTGTTGTTTCTCTCGGTAAGAAATCAGCGGCTAAGATCCAGGGCACTAAACGGTTTCCGCGCGCGAAGAAGCATCCAAAGTTTGGTCAGCTTTCGCGCTTCATTGTGTTCATGGATGAAATGAATCAGATCCCGCCCGGGATCTGGAAGGACGTTGATAACGTCCTGGCTGCGTCCACCAAGGATGGGGGTTTCAAGATCGGCGGCGCGTTTAACCCGCATGACGAAACCGACAATGTCGGCGTGCGGTGCGAACCCGAGTGGGGCTGGAAAGAGTTCGACATGGACAAGCACTTCAAGTGGAAGTCTAAGCGCGGGTGGAATGTTCTGCGGCTTGACGCCATGCAGTGTGAGAACGTGACAGAGAAGCGTGAGGTCTACCCCGGGTTGCAGACCATCGAGGGCATGCAGACGGCCATCCAGAATGCGGGCGGCACGTCTTCCCCAGGCTACTACTCCATGGTGCGCGCCGCGTTCCCCCCAAAGGGATCCGATTTTTCAATCATACCGCAATCGGCTTTACATTCGCTGAAGTTTGAAGTCTTGTGGGCCGCTGCTACCCGTCCATTCGCGGGCGCGGATCTTGCCCTGGAGGGAGGAGATACTGCGGTGTTCGCGCGCGGGGAGTATGGGTTGGCGCGCGGCTTGAGGGAGCCCCCGACGCTTGAGCATCCCAATGGCCGGGAGATACTTTTTCTGGCGAATACTAAACCTGCGTTCCATCCTGTGATACAGTTGACGCAGCTCTATCCTATTCCCAAGGGGAACACTGTTGAGATTTCCAGGCGGCTTAAGGAGTTGTGCCAGCAGATAGGAATACGGCCCGAGCACTTGTGCGTTGATCGCACAGGCAATGGGGCGGGGGTGCATGATAATCTCAAGGAATATTGGTCCCCCGCGACAAAGGGCGTAAACTACTACGAGTCCGCCACCGAGCGCAAGATCATGGATGAAGATAAGGAGACCCCAAAAGAAACAATGGACCGCATGCAGTCAGAGCTGTGGTTTGCGCTCGCCAAGTGGATTGAGTTTCGGTATTTTGTGGTTTCGCCATCTGTGGACACAACCAGCTTGTTCCCGCAACTGTCCGGCCGGTTATTCCGCCCTGGCGCGAAGTCAAAAGTGGAGTCAAAGAAGGATTACGAAGGCCGGGGGAACAAGTCCCCCAACGAAGCGGATGCGGTGACCCTTTTGGTTCACGCGGTGCGTATGGAAAGCGACTCGCTATCTATGGCCCCCGCGAAGGGGGATTTAGCGGTGGCCGCTGCCGAATCAGACGGCAACGGCACTCCTTACTATTTTGTCAGCGTTACTGATACCTATGATAACGACGTATGATTTTGAATTTTCATCTGCGGCCTCCTAATGGATTTAACTTTACTGACTCGGATGGGGTTACGCACACAGCGAAATCCTGGCCGCACTTGGTCCGAGTTGTGGCGCAGTATCGGGCTCTGAACGGAAAACCCCCGGGGGACCCCGCGCGGGAGATAACAGCCATCGTGTGCGCTAATAACCCCTCGCTCTGTTTGCGCGGAGGCCGGGATCCGCTGATACGCGCCGACCGGGATGCTTTTTACTTGCGGGTCCTCAACTGGATGCTTCGCCTCGTTGAGGCCCGGCGGCGCGGTGCAATCCCCTTTGTGGATGGTCTTGTGGCCAGGGAACGCGCTGAAATCTGCCGCCAGTGCCCGTTCCAGCACGGTTGGGAGAAGGATTGCTCCACCTGCCGGGATTCGTCCAAAGCAGTCCAGCGGCAGATATTGGAGGGCCGGGAAGACTTTGGGCGGGGATTGCTTGGGTGCCTTCCGCTGTCAGAGAATACCGCAATTTCAGTTCACCTGAACGAGGAGCAAGTAGCTGACGAGAAACTCCCAGCGCATTGTTGGAGGAAGAAAAAATGACGTTCCCAAATCCGTTTAAGTTCGTGGCGGCGATGCGGCGGTGGTTGCGCGAGGGGGCCGGAATTGTTCCCGAGCGGGTAGAAAAAGCCCGTTACGCCAAATGCAGGACGTGCGAATTTTATGACGCCCGGGTCAAGCAGTGTGAGGTCTGCGGGTGTTTTGTCCCCCTTAAGATCAAGTTGCCGACTGAGGAGTGCCCGTATGGCCGCTGGAAACGCTGGCGGCGGTGGATTATTTTTTGGTGGCAATAATTGACAAACACCTGGAATCTTGCATCTCTTCTTGTATGCCCGACAATAGCACGGGTCAGGGGGTTAATAACCCCGACCTAACACCTGCCTTAAAAGTCCGCACTCGATCTGTTCGGGACGCCGGAGACGCCGCCAAGCTTATTCAGTGTCTTGTTGAGGCCAACCGGGAGCGGAACCGGAAGAACGCCAGAATCATGGCGAAATACAACTCTGAGAAGCCACACGCCCAGGCCGCCCTAGACAATGAAGGGCTGGGGTGGAAGTCAAATTTCTCTACAAAACCGCTGCCCCTGATGATTGAGAAGGTGGCTCCCCGGTTCCGGACGGCGCTGGATACAGTGAAATATCTCACGAATTCCTCACTCCCCGAGGATCATCCGGGTGCCGCGCGCAAGACCGAGATTTTCCGAAAAGGCGTCACGGATACCTGCCGCGCGCGCCGGGGATGGAAGAACCTGATTAGCCAGATTGCCCAAGAAAATGCGCTGTTTGGGTATGCCGCCGCGTCTTGGCTTGATGAATATACTTGGTTTCCGAAGTTTTTCCGGCAGGACGAGTTTTTTGTTCCCTCTGGAACAAAGCAGGATGTTGATTCGGCGCAAGTTGTTGTCCTTAAGGAGGATTTCTTGCTGCATGAGCTGTTCGAGAAGATTGAGGACAAGGAAGCCGCCGACACGGCCGGTTGGAACCTCGAAAACACGGTTGACGCCATAAACAACGCGATGCCCCAGGACCGGAGGAGTTCGAACACCGGGGATCTGGAGCGCGTCCACCAGGATCTCATTCGCGAGGCGTCTGTTGGGGCGTCACATCTGCTTGAGTCTAAGGTGGTTACAGTCTACAACTTGCTCGTGGTGGAAATGACTGGCAAAGTTTCCCATTACCGGCTCGAAGACCGCGCCTGGAAGGAGCTATTCAGCCGGGAAGATCGCTTTGAGAGCATGGCTTCAGCGCTTGCTTTCTTTTCGTTTCAGCAGGGCAACGGCACTATGCACGGGTCCAAGGGCATCGGCCGCGAATTGTATGCGATGGCGGGGATTCTTGACCGGTCGCGGAATGATGTCGTTGACCGTCTTCTGTTGGCAGGTAAGGTCATCATCCAGGGTGAAGAGCGCTTATTGAAGCGCTTCCGGATGTCTCTTGTTGGCAATGCAATCTTGATCGGCAGCGCCTACACGGTGTCCCAGGCGCGTATTGACGGCGATGTTGAACCATTCATGGCGCTGGATAACTATCTGACGGCCATCCTTGACCAAATCGCGGGCGCGGCGTCGCCTAAGCAGCTCGAAGGTGAGCGCGTGACCGCCGCTCAGGTCAATCTTGTCGCGGGCCGCGAAGAGGAGAGTCGGGATGTTATCATCGAACGCTTTTTGACCCAGTGGGCGGATCTCATGTCTACATTGCAGAAGCGGCTTGTGGATCCGGAATCTTCTGAGGAGGATGCCAAAGCTTTTCAGGAGCGCATGTTGAAATTTATGACCCGGGAAGAGCTGGACATGCTGGCTAATAGCCCGGTTGCGTCTACCGTCGCCGATTACTCGGAACGTGAGCGGCAGCAGATCGCGCTTGTCGGCGCGGAGAACGCTGGCAATCCGTTGATCGACCAGAAGGAGTTGAAGCGGCGGCAGCTTACCGCTCAGATCAACGAGGAATTCGCAAATGCGGTCTTGATTCCCGATAATGATCCGACTGTTACCGCCGAGCAACAGCGCTTGCAGCAATTGGAGTTGTTGGTGCTTACTCAAGGACAGCCGGTGCCCGTTTCTCCGCGCGACAATCACCGAGTCCACCTGGACGTGTTGAAGCCCGCCATGGAGCAGGCAGGCATGGAGGTCGCGGGCAATCCCGCTGTTACTCCGCTTTTACAAGCGCTCGTTGACCATGCGAGCCAGCACATTTCCCGGGCCCAGGAGCAGGGTGCGAGCGAAGAGGAATTCGCTGAAGATGTCGCCATGGTCGAGCAACTGAACGCCGCCATCCAGCAGCTAGCCGCGCTGGACCAAGCACAAGCCGAGATCCAAACTCAAGCTGAACAGCTTGGCAACCTGCCATTGCCTAATGTCTAAAGAACTGACCGAGTGGAATTCAATACATGCCGATAACTTGCGCGCTTTTCTGCGCACCGAGTCCGGCAAGATGCTGGTGCCGTTACTCACCGCGTTGCGCCCGCAGCTTTTAGATGGTGGGCATCCAAATAAAACGTTAGTTCGCAACGGGGAAGTGCGCGGCTATGAATTGTGCCTTTCCTATTTTGATTTGATACTCTCCCCCGAATTTCTGAAACAACCGCAACCCGCCGACGAGAATTATCCGGACCTGGATGATGATTCGAAGTGGAAACAATAAAAACCTATGGCTGACGAACTGGATCTGCAAACTCAACAAACCCTCCGCGACAGCGGAGCTGACCAACGTCCCAACATGCAACCGGTGGCTGACCCGGAGGCTGGTGACGCATTGGACAGTCTCCTGAAAGCGAAGACAGAAAAGGCTGATGATGGAAACAATAATACTGATGGTAGTGGCGCTGGCGGCGCTGGTGCTGATGGGGCAAAACCCAATCCGGAAGGCGCTGCGGCGAAGGAAGAGCCAGCCGCCGATGATGCTAAAGGCGGAGGCAGCGATGGGACTCCTGCCAGTGGACAACCGGCAAGTGGTTCCGATTCTTTACAAGCGGACAGCGGAGGAGGACGAAAGGTTGGGGACCCTGTGGAAGGGCAAGCTGCTCCTGAAGACCCCTTCAAAGAAATCCAACTCCCGCCCCACACGTCCCCAAAAGCGGCCGACTCTTTCAACGCCATCAAAGTCAAAGCCAAGGCGGAGATCGAAGCCCGAGACAAGGAACTTGCGGATGCACGACTGAAGCTGAAAGAGCTGGAGAGCAAGACGAAGGTGTCCGCATCGGCCGAAGAGAAGGCCGAACTGGAGGCGCTTCGAAAGTTCCGCGCGTCTGCGGAGATCGAGAACGACCCCGAATTCAAGAAAGCTTTTCAGGATCGCCTTGTCGAGAATGATGAAGCGATTTATGGCAAGCTTACCGAGGCGGGCATGACCAAGGACCAGATCGACAAGATCCGGAAAATGGGCGGCCCGCTCAAGCTGGCGAACTGGGATGATGTTTACTCCCACCTGTCGCCGAGCCAGAAGCGCGTTGTTGATGCCAAGTTGAATGACAGCGAGAACTTGGTTCGCGAGCGTGACGTGAAGATCAAGTCCGCAAAGGAGAATGTTGATAAGTATCTCCAGGAGCGGGATAAGAATTCCCGGCTGTCTGTTGAGGCGGAATCCAAGATCATCGAGACGACTGCCAACGAGCTGTTGGGTCAGCTACCCTGGGTTGCGGAGCAGACGATTGATGCGGCCACTCCGGCGGACAAGAAAGCGCTTCTGGAGGCGGATAATGCCTTCGCCAAGGAGCAGGTGGACAAACTCAAAAGTTTGCTTACAGATCGTTCGGCGGACACGCACGCGATGCTGGCCATTGGAACCATCCAGGCGTTCAAATTCAAGCGGGATCTGGATTCAGCGTCCAAAGAGATCGAGCAACTTCGTGCTTCGAACAAGGAGCTGACAGAGAAGCTGGATAAGGTCAAGCGGTCGAGTGGCTCTACGCGCCGCAGCAACGCCCCGGTGTCGTCTTCGGTTAAGCCGGTCACGGACATTTTCGGGACGCACGGCGGCAACGCGCTTGACGCGCTCCGGGATCAAAAGCTGGCCGAAGCCAATTAAAACGCTTGCCGTGAGTGTTTTAACAGACATGGTCTTGCGGAAGATTGCTGAGCTGGGTTTCCCGGCATCTGCAAGTTTTTTTGAGGTTGACGTTACGCTTATCAAGCAGTGGGCGGCGCGCAGCAAGCCCATTTCACTCGCGGCGGTGGAGAAAGTCTTCGTAGATCCCGGACTCCCCCCGCTCACGGCCACAGAGGAGATCCAATTCGATGGCCGCCGCGTCGTCCTCCTACTTCCGTGGTATCGGGAAGTCTCGCCACTCACCGCCTTTTCAGTCATGGGCTTGATCGACCGCGCCAAGGTCGCCGTGATAATGAGTTTTGGCGACGCATTCATCATCCATAGCCGGAATCATTTGGCCACGCAGTTTCTCAAGACGGGCATCGACTACTGCCTGTGGGTTGACGCGGATATGGTTTTGCCGTTTGGTAATTCCAAGTGGTTTAACGCCTATTCTCGGTTTAATCTCCCCGAGAAATTTGCCGGGATGCACACTCTCAATCGGTTAATGAGCCACAAGAAGACGCTCGTGGGCGCAACTTACTACGGCCGCCAGCCAGGTGGGTGGCCTGTGTATGCTGAGGGTGCCTCCTCCAAGGAGGAAGCCAGCTATTGTCGGCGCGGGCCCTATGATCTGATCAAGCCCACTCGTTGGGTGGGCACGGGTTGCATGCTGATGCACAAAGATGTGTTGCTGGACATCGAGCGGGTATTCCCGGAGCTGGCCCGGCGTGAGGACAAGCCCGGAAATTGGTTTTCTCCGTCCGAGCACAATCTTTTAAAAGCGGCGTCGCAATCTCTCGAAATTTTAAATGATCCAGCAGCCACGCCTGAGGCGCGCGTTGCTAAGGTCAAGGAGATTTTGCACGAGGGGCAGCATCGCGCTAAGGGGACTTCGCGCCTGGGGCAGGGCGAGGACGTTACATGCTGCATTCGCGCCGCGCAAGCGGGGCACCAGCCCTATGTGGATCTCGGGCTGGTGTGCGGGCATGAAGGATTCGCAATTTACGGGCCCAACACATGAAATTTTTGCTGGCTCTTCAATACTGGGACGGGGATCGTCAACAGGCTTTGGATACTGCGCGCTTGGTTGCGGATCTTGAGCCCCGAAAGAATCCGGATTTTGATTTCATGCTTTCCGCCCGGATGGACTCCTCCCAGGACAAGAAGACCGTTGAGCATCTGTCGCGGAAGTTTGACGTATACACACACATGGGGCGGCGGCGGGGGACCGGATGGCCCGCTGGCTGTAATGATACGTGGTTTGACACCATGACGCGCGTTTACGAACTTTGCAAGGCCAAAAAACTCCCCCAGTATGACGCTATTTTGACCTTTGAGGCCGATTGCTCCCCCCTGCGTCCTGGATGGCTGGAACTTCTTGCGGCGGACTGGTTTAGGGCCAAGGTGAAGATTATGGGCAGTCTCCTACAATCTCCCGGCGAGCATATTAACGGAAATGCTTTTTTCTCGGGCGATATGGATTTTTTGTGGAAGATCGCCAATAAGATCATCGGTTGCGCCCCAACAGGTGGTTGGGATTACCTTATGGCTCCGCTATTTAAGCGCGCCGGATGGTTCAATACTCCCTTGATGCGGTCCGAGTGGGCGCGCAGCGTGTCATTCACCACCAAAGAGTATGAAGACCAGCTTGACGCTGGACTGGTGTTTCATCACGGCTTGAAAAATAATTCGCTTCAGAGACTCGTCCGCGCGCGCTGGTTGCCCCAAGCGTCCCCTGTCAAAGTTTGACAAAACGCATTTTTCGCGCACTTCTTCATTGAGAGCTAAAATCCCGCCCGGTCCGCTCTCGCCGGGAACGGCCTATCCCGCTGGCTTCGGGCGCACTAAACTCAACCGTATCCCCATGTGGGGAAGAAAGATTTTTTTATGGGTGACTGTATTACACCGGCAGACTTGAGTGATATCGCGTCGAAGGATACCAGCCGTTTGGTTGGTTCGATTGCGAAAACCCTCGCTGCCAACTCTCCGTTTCTCAACGTTCTCCAAGGTGGCGTGTTCGCCTCCGGTATTTCGGATGAACAAAAAACCGTGGTTCAGCAACAGGCGGCTCCTGGCGATTCTCTCGCCATCCCGACGTTTGTTTGCGACACCGAAATTTGCGGCCAGCAAGGCTTGCAAGACCTGACGGGTGTCACCGAGTTCAATATCCGCTTGGAATCCAAGCGTGGTTTTGGTCCTCGCATCTGCGTGAAGAAAGGCTACTCCGCTTTCCGGGGTTCTTATCTGATGGCGGAAGACTCCCTCCGGAAACTGATCACGCAATACATCAATTCTGATGTGCGCGCGCAGCTCTACCTGCGTTCGGCCTCGAAGTTCAATGCCGTCGCTGGCTTGGATTTCAACAGCTTGTTCACCGGCGGATCTGAAACCGATGTGGGCGTGATTTTCGCGGGTAACGGGACTTTGCTCCCGACCGGCGCGATTACTTTCAAGGCGGTGCATGCCATTGCTCGCTATCTGAAGGATGTGCTGTTTGCGGAAATGTTCCCTGCCTCCGGAAAGGCTCAGATGCACTTCCGTTTCATCGGTTCTTCGGACATCATCGAGACCTTCCGCGCCGAGATCGGCGTGCAGAATGTCTTGATCGCCTTGACTAAGGGCTCCTTCAAACTCGGGGAGACCGCTTTGACGGCGTTCTCGTTCGAGTCCAGTCCGGCGTATCGCGGGATCGCTTTCGCCACCGACCAACGGCCTTTGCGGGCTACTGGTTTCAATGCGAATGGCACCCTGGCGCTGGTTGACCCGGTGGTTGTGGTCACCGACGCGGTCAATAACCGCGCGTATGCCAAGGCCAATCCGGCCTGGATCGCGGCCCCCTACGAAGTTGCCTTCCTCATTGCGGAAGGTTCTTTCAAACGCCTCAGCCCCGAGCGGTATGTCGGTGAGGGTTCCTTCAAGTTCGCCCCGCAGCTTCACATGGGCGAGCTGGACTGGCACTATGAGATCGACAACGACTGCAATGTCTGGGGTGATTTCGGTCATCACAAGTATCAGATCACCCGTGCCTATGAGCCCTTGCGGCCGCAGCACGTTGTGCCGCTGCTTTACAAGCGCTGCGCTACGGATCTGGGCTTGGTTGCCTGCGAGGATGACTCCCTGGTCTCCTTCAGCGGTGCTGACGTGACTGTCGGTGTTGGCTGCCAACTGTAATTGGCGGGTTCAGAAATGGTCAACGGCCGCTTGCATGGCAGAGTGCAAGCGGCCGTTTTTCCTATCATATTTTTATGAGTCAATTCTTCGCAAGTCCAGGTGATGGCATTCGTGCCCTGTATCAAAAAATCGTTTGGACGAAAGGCGGAGAGGCGACGCCCTGGGATCGGGAGCGGGATCTGCTCCGAAAGATCCTGGAGTTGGAGGGCGGATCTGCTACCCCCTACGACAATGATATTCACCTTCTCCGCAAGATAATCTTGGCGCTTGGCGGGAACTATCATGGAATGGATCTAAAGAATCGGCTGCTGACGAATATTGTTCTCCTTCGCGGCGGTATGCCACATTCTGGTGATGGCGAGAATTCGCTAGTCGCCCAGTGGCTAGCGGTCGAGTCGGAGGATCTTTTTGTTCCGTTAGATGATCCTACAAATCTTGCAGCGTGGTATTCTTCGGATGTTGGTGTTTCACTTTCTGGGGCGGAGGTCACCCAATGGAATGACCGGTCTGGTAACGCCCGGCACTTGACCCCCGCAGCGGCCACGAATCGGCCTACGCTTCAGGCCGGGGCGCTCAACGGGTTGCCCGCTGTCCTGTTTGACGGCGGGGACGATTATCTGCAAACGGCCGCGTTCACTTTGGACCAGCCATTCACATGTTATTTTCTTGCCAAGCAGGTGACATACACGCAATTTGAGCGCCTCTTCCAGGGCGCGGATGCTGGTGACGCTTTCATGCACCAGTCTAATGTGGTTGCCCCCAACGTTAGTATGCGCACAGGAGTTACCACTGGACCGACTTTTACCGCCTGGACAGTTGGGAGTTATGGTATCCTGGACGCTAAATGGTCTGGATCAAACACCAAAGCCCGGTTCCATCAGCAGTCTGAAGTGGGCGGGGATCCAGGCGCGGCGGGGTTGACGGGACTTAAGATGTGCGCTAATAGCTCTGGCGGCGGGGTCGGTAACTTTGAGATCGTTGAAGTTATTTTCCGTTCGGGTGTTGATGACAAGCTTATGACTTGGCGGCACTACATCTACCTTGCTTCGCGCGCTGGCTTTACTGTTCGGCAGATTACTTGTGAGGGGGATAGTCTTACCACCGGGGCGGGACTTGCGCTCACCGCAGTATTCCCGCATAAGGTTGTCGTTGCTAAGGCCCCGACGCTTTGGGGTTACAATAATCTGGCTGTTGGTGGGTCTGTTGTCCAGGACTTGATTAACCGCCGACAGGGTATTACCAATCGTTATTATGACCGGCGGGTTACCCAGAATATCCTTACTGTGTGGGCGGGATCCAATGATCTTGTGAACGGAGATTCCGGGCAAACCGTCTTTCAAAAATTAGCGGCGTATTGCGCGGCTTGCCGTTCGCGTGGGTTCTACGTCCTAGTTTATACAATCCTCCCGCGCACTGCAATTTCGGGTTCGGCCGAGACTCAGCGGTCATCCCTCAATGCGCTAATCCGGGCGCATTGGACTAGTTTTGCTGACGCGCTTGTCGATGTGGCCGCTGATGCCACCCTGGGGGCCGCAAACGCCAATCTCAATTTGACTTATTATGTTGACGGGACCCATCTAACGGCTGCGGGGCATACTATCGTGGGGACTCTTACGACAGCGCAGATTCCCTAATTGACCAGAACCAAAAAGCGAGGACCTTAACATGGACGACATGAAAATTGTGGGTGTAGTGGGGGCCAATCTGGGGTTGGCGGGGTTTCGGGGATGGCTGCAAGACCATTCGGCCGACATTAGCGTCGTTTTGCTTTTGCTCCAGTGTCTTGTGGCGCTGGTCACTGTCCTGTATATCGGGACCAAGGTTTGGAAGATGTGGAAAGGCCGGAAGTAATTTATGAGCTGCGGATGTGATCCCTCTACCGGTTCGACGTGCGGCGGATGCTGCCGCGATAACCCCTGTGCGCCCTGCCCCACGGAGTCGGCGGCGTGCGAAACTCTCCCGTCAGCGCTTGAGAATTTTATCACCCATTTTTTTGGGGGCGTGGAGAAATCGGTTGTTGACGGCCGTGTTGTGTGGACGCTTCCATGCGACTTGGCGGTCGGCCTCGCGAACAACCCCCGGGTTCCCGACGAAGGTCTCGCGTGCTATTTTCTCCGCCTGTTCGCAAATGGTATTACGGGCCTTACTGGGCCACAGGGTGCCGCTGGCCCGGATGGTGTGGATGGGCACAATGCTTTCACGGTGACCCTTTGCCAGTTTACCCAGCCAGCTCCAAGCGGCAATTTCACGGTCGAAGTTTTGGCCAATCCAATTTTGGAAGCCGGGCAGGTTGTCTATATCAATGGGTCTGGGTGGAGTGAAATCCAGCTTGTCAGTGGGGGAACGCTATCCCTAACATTGATCGAGGGGACCATATCTGAGGGGACAATAGTCGCACTTGGCGCGCTTGTCACTGTTTCTGGGCCGCGCGGACTTTCGGGTTCCGCCGCCGCGCAAGGAGATCCGGGTCCGCAGGGAGATCCGGGTCCGCAGGGAGATCCGGGTCCGCAGGGAGATCCGGCCGCCATTGGCGGGGCAGATACCCAAGTGCAATATAACGATGGCGGCGTGCTCAACGCGAGCGCAAACCTCACATACAGCGAAGCCACCGGCCTGACATCCGCCAAGAACGTTGTCATTAACCTGTCTGCGCTTACCTACGCGGCCACTACCAATCTTGATCTTGCCGGGGACGGGGTGAAGCAAATTGCCCTCACTGGGAACGTTGAGTTTACCACGTCCAATAAGGCGGCCGGGCGGCAGTTGACGATTGACATCACATGTGACGCTACTCCCCGCACTTTCATTTTCCCTGCTTGGAAGTTTGTCGGCGCTGCGGCCCCCACCGGGATTGCCGCCAGCAAGATCGCAGTTTTGACGCTCTACTGCACGGGTGCCAACGATACAGATATACGGGCTGCCTACGCCGAAGAGCCATGATCACGCAACCCCGAATGATCGTTGAGACACTGGATGATCAGACTATCCCAAGGGCGCGCCCCGATAACAAGTTTTTTCGAACGGTGGTGGGTCCCGAAGTTACAAATCTGGCGAGCCCCACAATTCTCGAAGTGAACTCCGACGGCAACGTTGAAGTTTTGCTTATGGACGGAATTCTCGCACAGGTAAATCTCAGGCTTTGAAATATGGCAACACTTGGTGACGGAACAATCCCGGAAGTCGGAGTAATCGAGGACGATGCCCTGCTTCTTATCACGACAGACATCGGTGGCGGTGTTTTGCGTGATCGCGTCGCGCGCGCCTCACTTTTGCGGGGCCCCACTGGAGCGGACTCCATTGTAGCGGGCCCAACAGGGCCTACCGGCCCCACGGGTCCCGACGGTCTGGCAGGGCCAACTGGTCCTACTGGTCCGACGGGCCCAACCGGCGCGGGTGCCACTGGACCGACCGGCCCCAGCGGCCCCACTGGACCGACCGGCCCCACTGGTTCGGGTCCCACTGGCCCCACGGGTCCAACCGGCCCGACTGGGTCCGCTGGCGCGGCGGGTGGGTCGGATACGCATGTTCAGTATAATGACGGTGGTGCGTTCAATGGGAGCGCAAATTTGATCTACAGCGAGGCTAATGGGCACACTACGGCCAAGAACATTGACGTTGTGCAATCCACGCTCACCTATGCGGCCACAACTGACGTTGATTTCTCGGGGGATGCAGTGAAGACTATTTCGCTGACCGGCAATATTGAGTTCACTACGTCTAATAAGGCGGCGGGCCGTCAGGTGACGGTCATCATCACCTGTGACGGGACGCCGCGCACTTTCGTTTTCCCGGCCTGGGTGTTTGTTGGCGCAGCCGCCCCCACGGGGGTAGCCGCGAGTAAAAAAGCCGTGCTGACTTTGTATTGCTCAAGCACAACGGATGCTAGTATTGTTGCTGCGTATGCGGAGCAACCATGAACCGGCCGCTAACCATCCATGATCCAGCGTTTCTTTCGTGCTCAGCCCAGCCAGTGGTCACGAAAAAACCCCCGAAACTCCCGAAACTCCCGAAACCACCAAAACCCCCGAAACCATGATCCGTCCATTCTCCATCCACGATCCGGCGTTCCTGGCACGTGCCACTGAAAGCCACGGTTCGGGCACGCTGTCTTGGGCGGCGCGTGTCGTCGCCAATGGCGGCGCTGCGCCATCTGAAACAACTCTGAATGCTCTCGATGTTTTTTGGGACGCCCTGGTAGCCGCCGGGATTGATTCAAAGATGAAGGTCGTCAACATTTACGCCCCCGATAGTTTGATCGCGTGCAGCACGCCCTATCTTGTGGGGACCGGAAGCGATCCCTGGACGAACATTGGCCCTTTTACTTCGTCCGAGCTGACGGTGGACGGCCTTAAGGGCAACGGGACATCAATGGCTTGGAATACCGGGGTGCTCCTCGAAACTGAATTTCCCGCGCCATCGAACAGCCATGGGTATACACTTTATACGTTCGATGCGTTGAACCAAGACAAACGAGATGGCGGGGCGACCGATAGCGGTGGAGTCGAGCAATTACATCATTTGGCCTTGTCGTCCACTTTGCTTAATTATAGCACCCCCAGTGGGACGAATGTTGTTTCTATTGCCAATAATCTTTTCGCCGGGTATGTCTGCATGATGCGCGTTAGCTCTACTGACCTGGAAGTATACCGGGCAAACTCGGGGACCGCACATGCGCTACTTGGTTCCTACTCGGGTGCAAAAGTGGGCACCCTTCCGGCAGTTCGCCCGTTTTATGTGCATGGCTCCAACAATGTTGGGACATTAGCTTTCCCATGCTCGCGTCGTCTATCCTTTATGGCGCTCCACACGCATCTTACTTCAGGCCAGAGCAGCGATTTTTTTGATGCCGTCCAGCAACTCCGGACGGATCTCGGAGGTGGATATGCCTAGAACAATTCAAACGGGCGGCGAAAGTTCTTCGGGGGTTTCGGGAGGGTCCGTATCTTTTTTCAACTCGTCCAACTTGCGGGGCCCTCGCGGAGATCGTGGCCCCACTGGACCTCAAGGTTCCCAGGGCATACCTGGAGCAACTGGTCCTGCTGGTAGCACTGGGCCCACGGGTCCCACGGGCCCCACGGGCGCAGATTCAACCGTTGCGGGTCCAACCGGGCCTACGGGTCCAACCGGCGCGACAGGCCCCACGGGTCCCACGGGCGCAGATTCTACCGTTGCTGGTCCCACGGGTGCGACTGGGCCCACGGGTCCCACGGGCCCCACGGGCGCAGATTCAACCGTTGCGGGTCCAACCGGGCCTACGGGTCCAACCGGCGCGACAGGCCCCACAGGCCCCACAGGCCCCACAGGCCCCACAGGCCCCACAGGCCCCACAGGCCCCACGGGAGCTAATAGTGGAATCAAATATACCTATTCCACGAACACAGCCGACACGGATCCGGGTTCCGGATTCCTGAAGTTTGACAGCGCAACCTTATCGTCCATCACGAGTCTTCGTATTAGCGAAATCGACGGCGACAGCGCGAACATTGCTTCGTTGATTCAGACTTGGGATGACTCGACTACCACGGCAAACCGGACCACGATTTTGATTGTGAAGGACGGTTTCCCGACAAATAATTTGGTGTTCCAAATCTCGGGGGCCTTCACGGATAACGGTGCTTGGGATACCGGGGCGATTACTTTTGTATCTACGGCCGGAACATTCGCCAATAACGATGTGGTGCGAGTGTTTTTTGCGCGCACTGGGGATGTTGGGGCAACCGGCCCTACTGGTCCGACTGGCCCCACGGGCCCCACGGGCCCCACAGGTGCGACTGGGCCTACCGGGGCTGATTCAACCGTTGCGGGTCCCACGGGTCCCACGGGTCCCACGGGAGCTAATAGTGGAATCAAATATACCTATTCCACGAACACAGCCGACACGGATCCGGGTTCCGGATTCCTGAAGTTTGACAGCGCAACCTTATCGTCTATCACGAGTCTTCGGATTAGCGAAACGGATGGGGACAGCGCGAACATCGCTTCGTTGATTCAGACTTGGGATGATTCGACAACCACAGCAAACCGGACCACGATTTTGATTGTGAAGGACGGTGCCCCGGCAAATAATTTGGTGTTCCAAATCTCTGGGGCGTTTACCGATAACGGGGCTTGGGATACCGGGGCGATTACCTTTGTATCAACTGCGGGGACCCTTGCAAACAACGACGTGTTGCGCGTGTTCTTCTCCCGGACGGGGGATCTGGGGGCTACTGGTCCCACAGGCCCCACGGGCGCGACTGGTCCCACTGGCCCAACTGGCCCCACGGGGGCCGATTCTACAGTGGCCGGTCCTACGGGTCCTACGGGTCCCACGGGCCCTACTGGCCCAACGGGTGCATCAGGTCCCACTGGTCCCACTGGCCCCACTGGCCCCACTGGTCCCACTGGCGGGACTCGCTGGAACGCCAGCGTTACTGATCAGGCAATCAACGCCACTGACAACTATGTCACGGGTAGCGATCTACCTTTTTCGGGTAATAACAAAATTGGGACCATCTTGCGTTGGCGTTTGGCTGCGACAAAAACAGCCGCCGGGACCGGGGTCCCGACGTATAACATTCGTTTCGGGACTGGTGCCACAATAACCGACGTTGCACGTATCACAGTTACCGGGGTGGCGCAAACAGCGCAAACTGACACTGCGATGTTTGATGTCATAGCCGTCATCCGGGCTACGGGGGCTACTACGGTAGCCGCTGGCCAAGTAGCGATGGTCCACAGTAACGGCGTGTCTGGATTCAAGAATGACGAGGGCGCAAATATAATTTCGGCGAATTCTACGGCTTTCGACAGCACGCCCGCGTCAACGAAAGTGGGGTTGTCCATAAACCCCAATACGGCCGGTGTTTGGACTTTTTCTATCGTTGCTGCTCGGCTGGAGAATCCCGCATGAGATTTCATCTTTTGGCTCTTCCAAATGTTCAGACAACCCGCGAGTATTCACTTGACGGTTTTTGCATGGCCACGATTCGCATGGCCAAATTGTTGAAAGACCTGGGGCACACTGTTATTCTTTATGCGTCTGAGGAGAACGAGGCCCTCTGCGACGAGCTGGTTACGGTAATCACGAAAGAGGAACAAACCACAATACTCAACGGGTGTGATTACCAGTATGCCGCGCTGTTCAATTCGGGATATCCGTTGTGGTCCTTGGCCAATACTCGCGCCGCGTTGGAGATTGGGAAGCGTAAACAGCCGCGCGATTTTATACTCACGATTGGCGGAACGTCCCAGGAGTGTATCGCTAATGCACATCCCGATTTGATGACCGTGGAGTATTCCATCGGCTACGTTTCCTCATTTGCCAAGTATCGTGTTTACGAGTCTCACAGTTGGCGCGCCTGGAGTTCGGGTGCCCAAGGGCAGGTTGATGGGCGGTTTTTTGATGACGTGATTCCCTTGTTTTTTGACGAGGACGAATTCGAGTTTCGCCGAAATAAAGACCCATTCGCCCTGTATGTTGGGCGGCTTACTCAGAAGAAGGGAGTGACAATCGCTTGTCAGGCGGCCCAGGCGGCGGGCATACCGTTAAAGGTGATCGGGCACGGTGATCTGTCTTTGGTCACGCATGGCGCGGAGTATGTTGGAGCCGTAGACATGGCCACCCGGAACGAGTATATGAGCCGCGCAAGCATGCTGCTGTGCCCCACGCTCTATATTGAGCCGTTTGGCAGCGTCGCAGTAGAGGCGCAGTTGTGCGGAACTCCCGTAATCAGTTCGGACTGGGGTGGTTTTGTCGAGACCGTGGAGCACGGAAAGACTGGTTTCCGTTGCAATTATCTTGGGGAGTTTGCTGAGGCGATGCGCCGCGCTGCTTCCTTGGATTGCAAATACATACGGAAGCGGGCCGTTAGCAAATATTCCTTGCACAACCTGAAGCATGCTTACCAGAAATATTTCGACCGATTGAACCTTTTGTGGGACCAAGGATGGGATACCGTTAAGTTTACATCCGCCCAAAATCCAACACCTTAAGTTATGCCGATGATCGACCTTGGTAAAGAAATGGGATCCCCTTGTTGTGGGCCTGAAAAGATGCCCGAAAAGGGTGAGAAATACTACCCCACGATCTACATTGACGGGGTGGGTGACCTTGAACTTCCCGAGGAGGGGGAGGCTGTTATCAAGTTCAAGATGGTCCGCGATACTAAGGACATGAAGACCGGCAAGCACGAACTGGTCCTGGAGATCCGGGAGATCGGCAATTACAAGAAGGTCGAAGCCTACTCTGACCGGGGTGCAGAGCTGGATAAGCTGAAGGAACTTCTCGCAGAACGCGACGAAGATTAATTTCGGCGCGATAGATAAAGCCATGCTTTAACTATCGGGAGAAAACTAAGCATGATTGTCGCTGATATTTACGAGGACGCGGTCAAGATTCTCGGCACATGTGCCGAGGCCACAATCTTTAGCCAGATTACGGAGGCCATTGACATTCTTTCCACGCATGGCGACTTTGATCCGCAGCTTGGGCAAGTGGATATCTGCACAGACGGGGAATTTGTTAGTCTGCCCCGAGACGTGGAGACGATTCTGGCGCTCAACATTGGAGGAAAACCCTCCATCGCCCGGGATCAGCTTTTCACGTATCACTACAATGGCCCGGGGGACTGCGGCTGGACTTCGGACTGCAATCTGTCCTGGAATGACCTGGGCAGCTATCCTACCTTCAGGGATATCAAGTGCCCATCTAAGATTGTCGCCTTCGTTGACAAGGCGGACGACGCCGGGAAGGAAGTATGGGTCTACGGCCTAGACGAGCAGGGCCGGGAGATTCGCACGCTTGTCGGTAGCGAGTGGAAGCGAGGTTACCTTGTCCCAACGATTTTTGGGTATGCGCTCCCCGCGTCTGATGCCCCCACTTTTTCCCGGGTTACCGCGATTCGCAAAGATGATACCCTTGGGGTGATTCGCATTTCATCCTTCGACAACTCCACTTTCACGGGCACGCTTCTGGCCATCATGGACTGGGACGATAATGAATCCCTCTACCGCCGGATCAAGCTTTCTCGGAATTGTGGCGGGTGGATTCGGATGTTCTACCGAAAGCGGTTGTTCAAAATTCGGAGCCAACAAGACTTCATTCCGATCAACTCGCGTTCCGCCGTCTTGATGATGCTGCGCGCGCTGAAATTTTACGACGAAGTGGACATCGCTAACGCCGAGAGTTTCGAGGCGACGGCGGCCCGCTTCATGGCCCAGAAGCAACTCACCGGGAATCCCCCCGCGCAGTCCCCAATTCAGGTCAACGACAACGTTGCGGTTCAGGACAAGCGGGATGATGTCGAATAATGTCTACGCAGCGCCAAGTCGATGGGGATACAACGTTCGCGCTGGGGATGAACAGTCTGTTCGACCCGGCGCAGATCGACCCAGGGTTTTTTGCGCAGTCGATGAATACACTGAACCGTGGTGGAATCGTGCAGTGCCGTCCCGGGTATCGTTGCCTGTTCGCGATGCCCGCCGGGAAGATCCAGGCGTCGCTGTTGTTCCGGCCCAAGGAATCCCCTGAGCAGATTATTTTCGTTGTTGACGGCCGCGTTTACGTCAGCAATCTTCCGTTCGACAGCTACCGCCGATTGGACAACGTTCTCCTTGCCGAAACGGCGGACCGCGTGCATTGGGTCATCGCGGAGAAGTCCGTTGAGCGTAATGCGGATGGATCGCTGACTGTGGTGGAGCCTCGCTCGATTCTCATTCTACAGGATGGAGTCTCGCCTCCAGTGTATTTTGACGGTTCCAACTCGGATCATCTTCGAAATACTAATCCGATCCAAAATAGTTTGACCCCGATTGGCGGGCCGATGGCTTGGGTTGGGGATCGTCTCTGGGTGGCCCGTGGGTCCAAGGTTTTTGCGTCAGATATCGCAGATCCTTTCAGCTTTACCGAGGACACTTACTTGGGCGGCAATCCGTTCTTCATCCTGTCTGAGGAAGTGACCGGCATGGCCATTACGCCCAGCTTGGAATTCCAGCAGTTGCTCGTCTTCACTACGAACACTACCAGCCTGTTCAAGGCCAGCATTCGCTCGCGTGACGAGTGGGCAAACACCCCGGATTTTCAGCGGGTTGTGCTGCCCGAGATCGGGTGCCGCGCCCCTAAGTCCATCCGGGCTCACTATGGCTTGCTTTGGTGGTTTTCTAACTTCGGTCTTACGTCGTTTGACGCCGCCTCATTGGCGCAGCAAACCTCCCGGCTTCCTTACGTTGATAATGAAATGTCGGTGAGCAAGGGCTATCTCCGAGGAGACTTGTCTGGAATCGTTATTGCCGCTTACGAGAATTATTTGCTGGTCAGCGTTCCCTATGGGGACACTTACAATCGGCATACCTGGGTCCTGGACAATTCCATTGCGGACACGCTTAGCGGGCGCGCCCCCGTAGCGTGGAATACTTACTGGACAGGAACCCGGCCGGTGGAGTGGGCAGTTGGCAGCGTCCTGGACATCGAGCGCGCTTTTTACAGCTCCACCGATTATGATGGAGTGAATCGTATGTGGGAAGCGTTCTTGCCCGAGCGGAAGGACGAAGGATGCCCCATCACCTGGACCCTGGAGACTCGTGGCTATTTTGCGAAGGGCCCCCTACAGGACAAAGAATTTCGATACGCCGATGTGTTCCTGTCGGAACTACAGGGCGATGTCGATGTTGCCGTGTTCTGGGCGGGCGCGTCCCGGGGGGCCTACAAAAAGATTCTGGCCAAGCGCATCCGGGCGGCCGAGGGGTCCATGAGGTTTGATCGGGAGTTGACGATGGACGAGGACGTTTTTTCGTTCAAGAAGCAGTCTCGCCGGATTCGAACGCAGGATGTTCGAACGATGCCCGAGTCCCAGGATAGCTCGTGTGGCGTGGAATACTCCCTCAAGGAAACCCTCGATGATGCGTTTCAACTTTTCATTGTTGGGAGCGGTCCTGGAGCGGTTCGCGGAATCCGGATGTTCCTGGATCCGGTCAATGACATCTTGAGCGGCAAGTGTGAGGTTGACGAGACCGAAGAGAACGCGGTTCGGTTCGACGGCGTTTCCGAGGAAGGGACGCTAGACGCGATTTATGACACGTTGGCTGCGCCCGTGGACAAGTTCACGGCGAATGTTTCCGTCGCGGATTCGGTTAAGGGGATATTCAGCGTGCAAACGGGGGATGCGCAGTCAGTAATCAGCCAAAAGGACGCTGATAAAATCGCGGATGCGATTGCCCGCGCCCGAATCGCGCATGAGCTGGAGCGTGATGTTCCGCCAGTTCTGGGAGGAGTTGATGCGGCATGCCTTTAGACGTTTCACGCCCGATCACGCGCCGAGAGTTTGTCATCGACTATATCTCCCCGCTCGTGTGCCATGAGATCGCGTCCGCTTCGGGCGACGTGGAAATTAGCATTCTCCCCTTTGATGAACTTACGTATCCCACCGGTTTGCTGGTCGAGGGGACCGGGACGTTTTCGTTGCGCTGGAATGCGGTCCGCCGCGCCATCTGCTATAATGTGTATCGCGCACTGGCTCCAGGCGGACCATATCAATTGATTTCCACTTGTCAGGCAGGCCGGTCTTACTCGGATAACCCCGGCGCAGGGACTTTCTATTATCGGGTGTCCGCCATTACTCCTGAGGGGGAAACTCCGTTGTCTCCCGAAGTGACTGCAACGAATCCCGGAGAACCACCGGTGGATCCCGGAGATTGTCCGAGTGAGTCCGGGACGGATACCCAGGACGGGCTGTTGACCCCCGAGGATACTGACTTAGGTTCGCTCACGCCCGATCCGTTTGTCGCATCGCACACAGACGATTTTGGGTCGTTTGCCATCGGCCGGTTCAAGATCATTTACACTGGCGGCGCGTATAAGGAAGACGATAATCCTAATCCCGGTGACTGGAAATTTAATAGCTACGATTGGTTTTGGGATAACGGCGCATCCAGCTTTGATCCGGATGGCGGGGTTGGTAAGTTCGGCGCGTCACAGGCCGCAGTCGAAGCCCTCGTCCCCACCGGGCTTGAGCATGAATTCTATCATACAACTGCGGGGGACATTTCAGTCTCTTTTGGCCGATTTGGTGTGGCTACTAATCCCGTTGCGGGGGCTCCCAACCCTACATTCCAGTTGAAGCGGACCGGTTCTTTTCCAGTGTTCCCGCTTCAAGTCAGAATTCAAGACTACAATCCAAGCATATGGGTTGGGACATGCACAGCCAATGGAAGCGCGGACCCCGAATGGGATGGCGCGTTCACGGACCGTTTGCTTGGGCTTCCAAGTTTCGCAGATTGGGCGATTGCTTCGGCGGCCACCATCAATGGGATCCAAATCAATTCAGCGGATGTCTACTATATCACAGACCACCCCACAAATGCAAGCGGGTTTGGCTGGCGGTTAGATATCATCTTTTTTGACGGTGTGGATTTTGTCATCGGTTGGACTGGTATCAAGGGAATTGACGATGTCCCCACCGGCAGGTATTACCGAGACGGCGGGTGCTTTACGGGCCCTGAGTGTCTAATCATCGAGGAGTTTTAATTATGGCCGCAACAGAACAAACGCAACTGCAAATCCAAGCTTCGGCGCTGCCCCCAAATTTTAAGGGCAGCCTCCAGGAATACTTTGACGCCATGGTCCGGCGCATGCGGATCGTGTCTCCATTTGGCGGAACCTTTTTCGTCATTGGTGACACCGAGCCCATTTCCAACCAGGGCCCGTGGTTGAAGAATGGGACGAAGTGGTATGTCTTCGATGAAGACCTGGGACGTTATGTGCCGCTGGATATCTTCGATTCGGAAACGGTCGTTTTCCAGGTTGGCGACGCTACCCCATCGCAGGGAACTCCGCCGATTTGGGCGCGGACGCAAACAATTTCTGGCGTTATCGAATTTATTGACTGGTATTTTTTCAATGGCACTGTCTGGAAACCATCCAGCACGATTGTCCAAAGCGGACCAACTGCGTCTCGTCCGGCCAATCCCATCGAACTCCAGCAGTATTATGACACCACGATTTCGGTTCATATCTGGTGGGAGCGCGGCGCATGGCGGACTGTGTCCGGCGTTGTGGGCGACATCAAGCATGTTGCTTATCCGACGTTATCCGCCGCGCTGGCTGCAAATCCTGGATGGCAGGAGATCGGTGACACCAACCAAAGTTTGCGTGGCAAGGTTATCGCGTCCGCAAACAAGGATGCTGGGGGCGCGCCAGCGGCGGATCTGGCGGTTGACGCTGGGATTACTTCTCGGGCAACCGGTGATTTGTTCGGCGAAGAGACTCACATCCTTACGTCCGAAGAGCACGAACAGCACACCCACTTGATGGGGCATGCCACCCTGCTGAATTCGGACAACAACATCCAGTTGTTCCGGGTCGAGTCGGCGGACACTCTCTCGATTCCCCTGCCGGTCCCGCCCAACGGGTTTACGGTGGAGGGCGATGGGTCTCCCAACGGAACTACGTCTGGCAGTATCGGGACGGGCCCTGCTGGGACAGGGTTGATTACGTCCGTGCAGTTGCCGCAAGCATCGGCCGCTGCGTATACCGCCGTCGCTGTTGGACATAACACGATTCAACCCACGGTTGCTTTCTGGTGCCTCGTGAAGGTGTAATTGACACAGACTCAAAAGGCTAGACTTTAATTGATGGTGTGCAGAGCATTCCCAAACGAGATCCCGGAAGCCCTGGCCTACTGTTCTGAAGATTTGATGAAACAGTCTGGGCATCCTGGGGTTGTTGATATGCCCCGCTGGATTGATACCTGGCGCGCATACTACGAGAGTGGATCTGGGATACTTTTTATGGACTCCCGGGTTTCTGAGGGTATCGGCGGTGTTCTGGGGGCCTTGTATTTTACGGATCCCGCTACTGGGATGAAGAAAGCCGCTGAGTTGCTTTATTATGTCCACCCGGGGCACCGGGGGCGGGGAATCGGAACCCGGTTGTATCGAGAATTCGCGGATGAAGCCATCCGGCGCGGCACCCGGGCGCTGGTTGTGTCAAAGTTGTGTGATGGTGGCGATGGGTCCCAAGCGCTGGAGCGTTTATGGTTGCGAGAAGGCTTCAAGCCGTTGGAAACAGTTTACATCAAAGATTTATGGGATGGGCAGGAGCAGTAATTGGCGCGGCGGGTTCCGTCGCGGGTGCGTTCATTCAAAAAGGCGCGCAGGAAGACGCGCTCAAGGCGCAGGAAAAGGCTTTGAAGCGGCAGGAGGCGCGCCTTGAGTCGATTAACCCCGACGAGCTGGCGGCGCGCGCGGCAGTCCAGGACATTGCCAAGCGGGCGAACGAACTTTTGGCGCAGCGACAGGTGGATCCAGCACTCGCTGCAATCCGGCAGGTAGGCGCGGAGGGCGTGCTGCGAGAGGCCCAGCAGGGCCCCGGTCAGGGCGACACGCTTGCTGATCAGCTTTTTCAGGAAACCCGGACTCAAGATCCCAAGCTGGCGGCGCTCAAGCAGCAATTGCTGGATGCCGCGAAAGCGGAACTGGACGCCGGGGCCACACTCCCCCCTGATTTCCAGGCGGAATTGGTCCGGACCGGGCTCGAACGCGGTGGAACCACGGGCTTTGGCGCACGGGGGCAGGGTGCGGCTGGTAATCAGATCCGAAAACTTATCGGGAGCGGCGCGATTCAGCTCCAGCAGCAACGCCAGCAACAGGCCATCGGGTTGGCGGGTGCGGCGCAGGATATCGAGAATGCGCGCGTCAACATCCTGGCCGGGATTTTCCCGAAATTGAAAGATTTGCAGACCGCGAATCTTGCGAAGCAGCAGGGGGTGCTTGCCATCGGAGAATCCACTGTTCCACGGGTTGGCATTACCGGCGAGGATGTGGTCAATATTGGGCTGACCAAGCTGGGGGCGCAGAATCAGCTTACCAGCCAGGGTGGGGATGTGCGCGCGCAGGGCGCGCTCGCTCAGGGTGCGTTTCTGAACCAGCTTATTGGGACCGGGACTTCCTTGGCTACGTCTACGATTGGGGCCCTCAATAAGCCCAGGTCTTCTACGGGCGGCCTCCCGCTGGCTGAACCCCGAATGTAATTTATGGCTGTCAATACGTCAGGTATCGCGAACGTTCGAGAGCCCAATAATATGGGCGCGGGCATCCAAAATTTGCAGCTTGCCTTCAAGCAGGGTGTGCTGTCCGCCGAAGAAATCGCCACGGCGCTCACCACGGGACAAAGCGGCCGCCAATTGCAGAACGCGCAGAACATCGCCGCGCTGGAACTTTTGCCGCTCCAGCAGCAAGTCGCCCAGGGGACGCTTCAATCGCAGGCCGCCCTACAGCCCGCACAGTCGGATCTTGCCGCCATGCAGCTCCAGGGGCAGGCCGCAGTGGCCGAGCAGGGTTTGCGGACGTTGCCGCAGCAACTCCAGATCCAAGAACTTCGCACCCAGGATGACGTGAATCAACTCCAGGGGTTGCTAGGTTCGCAGCCTTTTGCGTCCCCAGAAAACGCCCAGTCTTTTTTCGCCTCCACGCATCCGGGTGAGAAAATCCCGGAGGATCCAAAGAAACTCGCGGCGGCGAACATCGACACTTTTAAAGCCATCCAGAAATTCCGGATGGACATGAGCGCCATTCAGAAGCCCCGGACCGAAGAGGTTATCTTGCAGGACCCCGTGACGTTCGACAAGAAGCGGTATCGCCTTACGTTGGACGCCCAGGGAAACGTCACGTCCAAAACGGAACTCGGACTCGTGGAGTCCGGCGAGAAACCGCTGACCGAAAATCAGGCGAAGACCTCGCAGTATGCGTCCCGCATGGAGGAAGCGCGTGGCGTGATTGACGCCCTGGCGACTGGCGGGTATGATCCCACCACATTTTCGGCGGCCATCGGCCAGAAGGCCAGCAAGCATGGTCTTGCCGCCCTTGCCCCGGAAGAGTCGCAGCAATATGAGGCCGCTAAAGCAAACTGGATCTCCGCCGCGCTCCGCCAAGAATCAGGGGCCACGATTACTCCGTCTGAGTTTCGCGGTGCGGACTTTCAATACTTCCCCCAGTTTGGGGACAAGCCTGGAACCGTTGCGCAGAAGGCGCGTTTACGGCAACTCGCGGAGCAGAATATGCAAAAGATTTCTGAAGTTGGCCGTCCTCCGGCGCAGGCTGCCACTCAACCGGCGGCCCCCGCGCCTGTCGAGGAGCCATTGCCTTTGACGATTGCCACCCCCGCAGCGGCCCCCGCGCAGATCCCCACCGTGCAGACAGCGGCCGAGGCGCGCGCGCTTCCCGCCACAGTTCAATTTTTCAAGACCCCGGACGGCCGGACTCTAAAAAACCCCAATTTCCAAACCAGTAAGTAATGGCAACTATCATCCCACAAAACGCTGACAGCCTGTTAGCGCCTGGGTCCGTTACTGGCCCACAGCCACTCCCTCCGTCTGTTAAACTGGACGAATTCGCCGGGTTTGAATCCGCCGGGGATGAATTTGCGGGCTTTGAAGTTGCCGGGGATGAATTTTCTGCTTTTCAAGCGGCCAAGCCCACTGAGTATCTCTCTGACGAAGAGTTGTCGGACTCCGAGAAATTCAATCTCGCCCAGTATGTCCGGGACAACCCCGATGTGCGACGGGATCCGGAACAGTTTAATAAGCTTTTGGAGGCTTCCCGCGCTCGCCGGATTCGTGGTATTGATTTGGCCAAAGTGGTTTCCAAGGCCGTCCCTGCCGCTCCCGGATTGATCGCGGATGTCGCCAAGGGGTTCCGGGATTACTTGGAGCGGGCCATCGAGGCAGGTGTGCAACCAACTGTCAATTTGGTTGCCGGGGCCATCACAAATCCCACACAGATCAAGAGCATCATTGCTGAGACGAAGAAGAATCAGAAGCAAGCCATCGCCGAAATGGCGGCTGGATCTGAGCTGGCCGCTACGGGGATCGTTGACCTTGGGCGGACGGGCATCCGAAAGCTTAAGATGTCCGCCGAGGATTGGGCCAAGGCTACACCGGCGGAACTTGAAGCCGCGTTGCAGGACGATATCGACTTCTTGAATGCGACGGAGAACGCGCGCGCTGGTAAAGGTGTCGCAGTAAAGGCGCTGGGCCTGGATGCGGACACGTTGGCCAAAGAAGGTGTCGAGATCGACCCGGATGTGGTCGAAAGTCTTTCTCTGGCAGATCCCATTCAAATTATCGTCCCTGTTAAGGGGGCACAGCTCCTTGGCAAACTGGCCAAAGCCGCTTCAGTTGCATCCGGCGTTGTGATGGTCAATAAAGCTGGACAAGTCATCGGCCTTGCCCCCAATGCCGCGAAAGCCATGCAAGTCGCTAAGCGAATTGGCGCGCCGGTTGTCGATGCGGTGAAAGCCGCTCCGGGGACCGCCGTTAAAGTTGCTGGGAAAGCTGCTGAACTTGGGGGAAAAGCGGTTGAGAAGATCGGAGAAGTGGGCCGAGCCCCAATGAAACTCGCCGCCGGTGTCGCTGGCGCTGTCAAGGGTGCGGAATTCGCTGGGCTCCCGGGCGCGGCTGTTGGTGCTACTGCTGCGGCAGCGGCAGCGGGCCGGGTTGCCACGGGTATTGTCAAAACTGGTCAAGCCGCCCAGCGCGCTGGCCAAAAGATCGTTGCTTTCGGGCGTGAGCTGACCGGGGAGGCCCAACCTGGGCGCTTGCTCCGGGCGGTTCAGGCCGTCTCTACCCCCGTTGCGCCTGTCGCAAAGGGTGCCGCTGTTGGCGCTGTTGCCGCCGCTCCATTGGCGGCCGCCGCTGATACTGATGAACAGGCTGCTGCCCTATTGGCTGGCGGTTTGGCTTTGGGCGGTATCGGCGGAGCGGCAATTGGAGCATATAAGGGCGTTACAGCATTGCGCGAGCGCGTTGTTGGCGGCCGCCTGCTTGATCCTTTCGACAAGACTACCCCACCAGTCGTCATTGACTCCCCCGCGTATGGACTCGTTCCAGCCCTGGATCAGGTTCATGAGGCTCAATTTGCCGCGCTTGACGCACCCACACAGGCCACCGTTAATGGCTTCCGGGAACTTTTTCGGGGTGACGGTGAAATCTATTTGCAAGACTCGGATAACTACCGCCAGCGCGTGCTGGAAGTGATGGAGACCGAGAAGGGCGCGCCGCTTACCGCCGAGGAGTTATCCGCCGCCGAATCGTTCGCTAATAGCCACGCTGTTTTTTCAGGTTCCTTTAACACTTCCTCCGGGCCAAAGAAAGTGGTTTTCTTAAACAGGGATGCGACTGGCTTGCCGCATGATGCCGGACACATGCTGGAAGCTATCCTCGATGAACCCACGCGGGACGCTTTGCAGGCGGAGGTTTTAAAACGGTATACCCCTGAGCAATTGGAGGCATTTAAACAAGTTTACGAAGACCGGATGAATCAAAGCTTGCTCTCGGGCCAGCCCGCGCGGGAACTCTCCCCTGAGGGACTGGCAAGCGAGATCATTGCTGAGAATTTCTCCGGCTTGATGGCCAATGCGCCAATTGAGACGCTGGGGACTCCCCGGCCCTTGGTTGATCGTCTGGTTGCGGCTGCCGCACGGGTCGCCGAGAAAGCTGGCATTGACCTGACGGGCGGTCGAACTACCCCCAACCTCCCTGTAAAGCCGTCCTTTAGCGTTCAGGGGATGCTTGAGAACGCTGTTCGGGAGCGGATTACCCGGGTTGAGCCCCAGGCCGCCCCCGCGCCGACCGTTGATTTTTCTAAGCCGCAACCCAGCCCGGCTACCCCGCCAGTCACCCCGGAAGTGACCCCGCCAGTCACCCCGCAACCCGGCCGACCCGCCCCAACATCCCTTGGCGAGCGACTACGTAATGTTCGCATTACTACCCCGGAACAACAGGGAACTGCCGCCGGGGCGCTTGAATCTGCCCGGATTGATGTCGGCCGCACCTTTGCCGCCAAGGTAGGGGATCCTAACCTTATCAAGGTGGTTGATGATCTTGCCGCCGGTTTCGAACGCAAACCCGGCCAAGTTACCCCCGTTGAGCTGGAAGTAATGGGGGCCAAAGAATTCGAGCCTGGGAAGCCCCAGGGCCGCCTTGTCCGACTGGAGGAGCGTATCAAGGCTGATGCCGCCGAAGCCGCTGGGACAGCACCCCGGGACGTGCGGGACCTCTTCCAAAAAGGTTTCGTCCCCGTCCGATTCGAGACGGTGGGCAAAGGGGCCGGGCAGAAGCTTGAGATCCTTGGGATGTCTCTGGATAAAGTCCTGGCCAACGTCAATATCGTTAATAAAGCCGTCACGGCTAAGGGCCTGAAGAACGTTCTTCCTTATGAAGTCGCCAATGGGCACCTTACAGAAGCCTCTTGGCGTCGTTTACAAAAAGATTTGGTGGCGTATACCGAGAACCAGCAGAATGGTTTCCGGGGTGACGGTCAAAAACTTGTCCGCCCCGCCCCCGAGCTGGGCGCGTCTATCCCGCCTGAGAACCCATCTTACCGGCCAACGTTGCTTCCCGAGGATGTGGGGAATTACCTGAACTTGCTTCAGGGCTTGGCACCCCCCAAGACCTCCCGGGTAACCGGTCCAGGGGTGCCAGGCAATGTTAAGGCCCGTAAAATCGCCGAGATAAACTTGCGCTCCGTTGAAACTCCCGCGCGCATTGAACCGGGAGCCACTGGCAAGCAAACCTTCCCCACTGGGGAAACGGTCGGCGAAGTCAACCCGCTGCGCAATGAACTAGCGCGGCAAGGGGTCGAAATTCGCGATTTGCACGAAGTCACTGAGCGGTTGCGGGTGGACCGGATCAAATCGGTCAAGCCCCGGCCGGATCTTCAATTCAAGGCTCCTGTCACTGACGTTGTCCGCGCCGGTTTCTTGCCCCGCGAACTGGAAGAGCGCCGTGTTGTTTCCGCCGCCCTACGCACCCCACGCGGGGAGATTGTCACCGGGCGGACACACCCCGACGCGTTTATTAATGGTCTGGACGCGGGCCAAATTCTGGAGACTGACACTCTCGAAGACGGCTTTATTGACGGTGCCGGGAATTTCCTTTCACGGGACGAGGCTTTTCAACGCGCTGTTGAAATCAAGCAAGTGGATGAAAAACAGATGCGCGAATCAACCGGGCGCATAGGCGGGCTTGAGTCTAGGGAATTCGCGGGGGCCGCAAAGTTTCTTCCCGAGGAGCGGGATAAAGCCCTGCGCACTGGTTTGCTACCAGACAAGAAGCCCGCAAAATTGGAACCAAACGAGGACGCGCGCACTGTAGCGCGCGCTTATGCGGAAGCTGCGGGCATACCCTATTCCCCGTCCTCTGTAAATTCTAAATTGCCGGTTCAGATGGGCATGGAATTTGCCGACGCGTGGCAATCCGCGACGCACAACCCAACAGACGCAGAAATCCAGGCGGGGTATAAAGCATTCAGCGATGAAATATTTTCACAATACAATGCTTTAAAAGATGCTGGGGTAAAAATCGAATTATTCGACGAGACCGGGGAACCCTACAAATCCAGTTCGGATATGGTCGCGGACGTGCGAATTAACAAACGTCTCAAAGTCCTCCAGACGGTTAAAGAATACGGGGGCAATGGGGGCAAGCCGGAAAATCACCCGATGCTGGCGGACTCTGGTGTGGTTATTGACGGCATATCGGTCCCGGTCAATGACCTTTTTCGCGCCGTCCATGACTATTTCGGGCACGCCAAGGAAGGATACCAATTTGGTCCGCAAGGCGAATTCAACGCTTGGCGCGCGCACTCTGAAATGTTCACTCCCGCCGCCCAAGGGGCATTAGCCAGTGAGTCCATCGCGCAAACAGCTTGGACTAATTACGGCCCGCACATGCGAAACGCTAAGGGAGAGCTGATTAAAAAAGGTGATGAAGGATTCCTATCGTTGGCTGAGCGCCCATTCGCGCAGCAAAAAGCGTCCCTTGTAGCCCCCGAGTTAATTGAGCGCGCGCGCTCAATCGCATTAGAGGGGGCAAAATTCTTACCCGCCGAGCTGACCGCTGACACCGCCGCCGGGTTCCCCGGTGAAGTGGCCAAGATGTCCACTGAAGAATTTGTGGAATTCGCCAAGACGCTACCGTCTGGTATAACGGGCAAAGCAGTGGAGTTAGGTAAGCTATCCCGGACACCTGAGGCGGTCAATAATCTTGTCAAGCTTCAAGAGGCGTCTTCTGCGGCCTCCAAGAAAGCGATGCAAGCCGGGGATTTTGATGCCGCGATGACCGAGGCTACTCGCACTCAATTCTTCCGGGAATCCATGGAAGCCGCGACTAAAACGGGCAGCATGGGCAAAGCCTTGGCGGAACGCGGTGAAGATTTTCTTGTCCCGCCCCCGGCTAAGTTTCTTCCGCGCACCACGAAGGGCGTGGAGCTGGAAGGCAAGGGCTATGAATTTAAACATCTAGGCTTCCCGGGAACCCGGTCAGTGCAGATCATCAAGGGCGACGAGGTTGTCGGCCAGATTTATTCTCACCAGCCTTCTCCTGAGCTGGCCATGGTGGACAATGTGATTGTGGACCCCAAGTTGCGCAAGCAGGGTTTGGGTGAGGCGCTTTACCGCGAACTGGGATCCTTGCTCCAGGAAGATGGCGCGAAGCGATTGTCTGGATTCATTGTCGCCGAGGGGCCCCTCGAAATCCGGCAGTCTGTCTTTGGCGATTTTATCGACTTGACCAGTGCTCTGGGCGACAAGGTTGCGGCGGAAGAAGCTGCTGGCACGCTGCGCCGGATGCGGGAAACGGGCAACCGCACCGCCGACTTCTTCGAGGCGACAAACGAGATTTCGCCCGACGCGCAATTTCTGCCCCACGAACCAGTTACCGAAAAAGGAAAAGCGCTAGTAGAAAAGGATTTTGAATTTCTTCGAGAGGCTTCCCCGGGGTTACTTAAATTTACAGTAGTAAAAAATCGTAAGAAGGTCGGCAAGATCATCCTAGGGATAACTGATTCTGCTAAACTCGCCACTATCGGGGCGATAGATGTTTCTGAAAAATTTCGACGCCGGGGTATCGCCGAGGCGATGCTGCGAGAGGCCGCAACTGAACTTCAAATTCGGGGAGTTACTGGTTTGTCTGGTAATATCGTAGGGGAGGGCCCAGTTCAAATTCGGGAACGCGTTTTCGGGCCGGGGAAAACTTCTTTTGGGGGAAGTGAACCCATTGACATTAGCCCCGAGCAAGCGGCCGCAGAAGTGGAAGACGGCGGCTCGATAGTCGCTCATTCTGATATTGATCCCGACGCGCAATTTCTGCCCAAGAAACGCAAAGACGAAAAACTCCCGCTGGTCGCCAAGTCCTTCATACTGCCGGACGGTTCATTCCGAGAAGTCAATCGCGCCACCCATGACCAATACTTGATCGAGAATAGCGAGTCCCTGAACAAGCAATTCAAGACCGCCATCCCAGCCACGCAGGGCAAGGAGGACGTTCGCATCGGCGCGCTGTCGTCCGGCTTCATCCGTATTTCGTATACCCCCAACAACGGGCGGCTGGTGATTGAAGCCAACGAGGCCAAATTCGGCAAGGCCCAACGCGACAAGGTGCAGGAATACATCACTGACAACCTGGACGGCATCGACAATCTGACTGTCTCCCTTGTGGACAACCAAGGCAACACGAAGCGCACTGCCACCCGACAATTTTTCCAGATGGACGATGACGCTCAAAAGCTGGAGTCGATTCCGTTTGTAACTGAGGAGGGCACTGGGCAACGCGGGGCTTTTCTGCCTACCGCCAACATTTTTTCTGCCGCTGAATTCCCGGATGAACTGTCCAGGATTGCCAAGGGCGATAAAGAGGGCGAAACCTTTAATGCGGACGGAACGATATTTGTTCCCGGTGACCGTTCCCTAGATGTCGTTACACTGGCCAGCCGGGATATCCCGGCCGAGGATCTTACCCCAGATAATGCACGGGAAGCGCTCGCCCAGTTCGCGGATATCCTGGATAATGAGGCCGCAAAAGCCGGACTCTTCCGAATCTCCCGAAAAGGTGAGGGCGACAAGCAACTGGTTAGCGTGGATCTTAATGTGGTTGTTGACCAGACCCACCGGGCCAATACCCAAAAATTTGCTGAGGCGAATAACCAGGAATCGTTCTTTGACCTGAAGAAGCTGGAAGTGGTCCCCAGCGGGGGCGATGGCAATACCGTGCTGAAAGACCCGGCGGATATCGCCGCCGCAATCGAGAATCTCGTCAAGGGTGAGCCGGTGAAGTTTCCCGGCGGGCTGGCAGACGTTGAACCGCGCGCGGTTGATGATCTGAACGTCGCCCCAGTCAAAGCCACTAAGTCTACCACGATTTCATTTCTCCCGAAGGGTAAAGAACTGGAGTTTGATCTCGGTGCGCAAGAAATTTCCCCAGCAGTGCTGTCAAAACGCGAACGGGCCGAGTTGACGCTCCCCCAGCTCCGCAAGCAGTATCCCGAGGCGGTTGTCCCCCGGGAGAAGGATACCACGGTGGATTACGCCATCAAGGAATCTCCCCTCTATAAGCAGGCGGGCAACGAAGACGCCGCTGTTGAAGCGTTCGCCGCCAAATTGGAAGAGAAATATAAAGCGCACAAGGACGACCCTAGCACGAAACTCGGAGAGCGATGGTATGACGATTTCACTCCGCTGCTGAAGGCGCGCTACGGGGAGGACGCCCCCATCTTTGCGGAGCTGTTAGCCGCCACAAGCCCCAACACCACACCGAAGGTCAACTACGGATTCGCCGAGGCTGCTTTCAAGCGCTGGAAGAACGGTGATTTTGACGCCCTTATCACGAAATACGAAGAGGGGTTATCAAAGCTGGCGGACGGGTCGTTAGTGAAGCAATACAAACGCTCCGTGCCTGCGGCACAAAGGCCACAGACGATTTCAGACGCCGCTCTGATGGGCTGGTGGATCCAGAAGCATGATTTGCTTCCGCGACAAGTGGAACGCATGACCAAGGACGGCAAGATCGCTCCGAAGTTCGGCATGCACTCTGAGGCGGTCTTGAAAGTCATCACCCGGCGCTGGTTGAAGCAGACCCAGGGTCCCAAGACTCAAAATTTCGTGATGAACCTGCTTGGCGAGTCTGATGAAGCCACCATCGACCTATGGGCGGCGCGGACAATGCGAGAAGCCGGTTACAAGGGCTTCCAAGACCGCTGGCGCGTGTTGCCGCAGCACGCCAAGGCTGTGTCTGACGCCGACTTTGCTTTTTCTCAGAAAGCTTTTTCAGCCGCCGCCAAGCGGTTGGGTCTGAAAGCACACCAGCTTCAAGGGGCCCTTTGGTTCATCGAAAAAATGAACTGGGCGAAGAAAGGGTGGTCCGAGCTGAATCTCGGGGACTACCGGCAAGAGCTAAAAGACATCGAACTGCGCGAGGCGCAACAGGAGCTATTCTAATGACCGACAAAGAGATCGAGGCTTTAAACGCGGCGGTTCGCATTGTGAACCCGCCCCTGCCCAGGGTTGACGAATTCGTGGAATCCGTCATTGACGAATTTAACCGGCTGGCCGTTGACTCCGGCGAAAAATCGAGCACTTAATAGTATGGCTAGCATCAACGAAATTGAACCCCTTGCGGCGGAACCTATGGAGCCCGCGCAACCCGAAACCGCCACCCCCGAGGATCTTCTCCCGCCCGAAGTGGAAAGCCTGCCTGTCGTCCAGGCCGTTGCCACCGGGCAACCCCCGGCTATCTTTGCCACCGCCGAGGACAAGTCACCCAGCATCGCCTTGCTGGCTAAAGCGGCCCCCGCGCTGCCCCAGGCGGGGTTAGGACTGTTTTCTAACAAGAAGGTGGGGGTCTTGTTCAATCCGAAGCTTATCTCCGCGCAGCAGATCGCCCAGGCGGTCCGGGATGGCAACCTGGACAAGATTGCGGTGTCTATCGACATGTTTGAAGGTGCCGTGGCGGAGATCCAGGGTGGACAAGCCGCCCCCGAAGCGGCCCCCGCCGGAACCGCTGGCGTTCCCGCCCCCAGCCCCAAGACTAACCAGAAGATCAACACTGCCCGGTTGAAGAATCTCGCCCCCGCCGCCCCCACCCAGGGTGCAAAGCCGGGCCAGGGACTCCTCAATGACCTTCTGAAACCCGCGATTTAATATGGCCGATGACATCATCCTAATCGCCCCGGGGACCGGGATACAAAATACCGACTCGGATACCCTCAATTCCACCATGGATCTTGTGGCGTCCGGCGGGACTCTTAGCCCGGCGCAGCAGCAGCTCGCGAACGTCTTCGCCAGCGGCGGCCCTGGCCAGGTTCAATCTTTTCTGTCGGGCATCAAGACGGCGGCCCCGTCTTCGTTTGTCACCGCGCCGACACCAAAAATTCCCGCGTTCGACTTTAATCAATTGCTGACCCCGGGGTTTAATCCAACAATGCAAACTTCTCAGGGACCCGCTACTGCCTTTACTTTGGGTGACCGGGACATGGCCGAGGATGTGGAAAACTTAAGGCTACAGAATGAGAAAATCGCGCAGGAGCAGACTGCGGCCGACTTGAAGATCCGCGAGTCCCTTAATCGTGGTGTGCTTCCCGGCATGGCCACGCAAAAGAATCGCCTTGGATTGCCAATCTTGAATTTGTCCTCTCAAACTCAGTCTCTCCTGGGGCAAGCCCAGAAAAATCAAGCCCGGTTACGGGAGGACATGCAAAAGAATTTATTTGGCGGTATTGAACGGCGCGCCTCAGTCATCGGACAAGTGCAACGTCCGCCAATTGCCGGGCTTTTCTAATCTGCTATTCGACTTCGAAACCACTGGGGATGACATAGGGACGGGCTTCCTCAACCTTCGCGCATTTCAACGAAAGATCATAGGTGGCTGTCCGCCCGTATTTGGGGTGGCAGAAAAAGAAACGTTGGATGGGATCAACTGGGTTGAAGTTGCCGGTAAGCGCATACCCGTCAAGCCCGGGGAACCCGCCGTTGACAATTATCTCCCCCGTTGCATGTGGGAGTGTTATCGAACGGTGAAGGTGTCCAGATATGTAGTAGTTCGGGACCGCCGCGCCGTGCTTGTGAAAGAGTTGGGTAGTTGTGCTTACTTGTCGGCCAATTGCGTGGTTCGGGATCCCCAGCGCCTTATCTCCGCCCTTCCAATGGTCCCCGTGGCACGCATAGAAGCAGAACCCCTGGACATCGAAGATTTGGAACGGTTGCTGGTTGAGATTCCACTTGATATTCTTTATGTCCTTGGTGAGCGCTTCCACAAAGGCGTAGAGAACCATGTCGAAATTCGAAAATCGGTTCTCAGTGGGCATTTTCTTCTGGTCGTTCCAGCGCGTGTGATTCCCCACTACGGTTTCCATCCGGATCTGCGGGACATGCCGGGCAACATTCCGTAGGAACTGCGCGAGCGCGTGACCCGCCCCGTAGAACTGGGAGAACACGGTATTGCGCAGGCCGCCCTCTGCCCCATGGGCGAGGTTCCCATCCAACATATCGCCGAGGAGCGCGACAACCAGCTCCGGGATGGCCGTATTGATGTGGTCCCTCATGATCGAAATGACGCTCTCTTCCACATATTTCAGCCGGGCCAGAAACAGCTCGAAGTTGTAGCCGCCAAAATTGAGTGTCTGGGAAGGCAGAACAACCTTGCCAACGTGGGTATCGCTCAACAGGAGGATGGCAGACTGAGGCGAAGATTTACTCACCTTGCGTGCCGCCGTGACCGGGGGAGCCGGGTTGTATGACAGCGGGGCCATGGACTTGATCTCGCCCACCAGCTTGTCCACCAGGACAGCATCCTTCAGGGCTTCCTTGTATTTCACATGGAGTGAATCGTGCCGCGCGCGCCAATGCCCTTCGTGCGCCTTGGCTTTATCCTCGCTGTAGGAAAGCGGCTCTTGGGCGGCGGGTCTGGGCACAGATTTCACCAGCCGGTCCCGGGCGCGCGCGACGGCGCACACTGATCGGCCAAGACGATTCGCAATTTCGCGGAGGGTCAGCGAACCGTCAGCCAAAACTGCCAGCTCTTCTTTTGTCCAGGGCTTATTCTTTTGTTTCATTGGAGATCGTGATTTCATGTGGTGTGGTTTTTCCGAATTGCAAATCGAAGTTTTGAAGCGCTGCTTCGGGTGTGGAGCCAGTCCCCACCAGCCGATTCTCGACGGCCTCACCATAGACGGCCCACCACAGCCCCGAGCTGTAAAACAAATGGGGGCGTAGCAGGACGCACGGGCGGGGGTTCAGTTGCGACTCCACCATCTTTTGCTGGGCCGCATAAAGTGAAACAATGGCGTCCTCGATGCGGGTTACGCGCGACAAATCCCACCGACCCGGATCGGATATCAACTGGTCCAGGACATCACAGGCTTTGATAGCGGTGGCGTCCATTGCAGCCCGCACCCCGCCATCCCGGGACCCGCCCAGGGGAACGTCGTCAGTAGGCACTACGCCGCCCCAAGTGTGTTGAGGCTGCCCGAGCTGGGCTATGATGCCCAGCAAAGTGCCAACCTGGATTTGGGTCATCGCATAAGCCGAAGGAAGCGTAGTAGTTGTTTGCTGGCTCATAATTTTTTGTAGACGTTCAAACTATACAACATCAGCCACAAAGCGTCAACCTCGTCGTCCCCTTGGCCGGGTTTAACCAGCGACGGATACCGGCGCATCAAAGCCTCCGCCATTTGTTCTTTTGTGGCAGAATGCCACCCAGTCGCAAACTTCTTCAAGGTCCCAACCGGGACAGACAAAAACTTGGTCGCGGGGGCTAGCCAGGCAGCCGCGCGAAAGCTGGCCCACAACTGGGCTTGAAGGCGAAACTTCACGAACTCCACATCCTCAAAAACGATCAAATCGTAAATATAATTCTTCCGAAGATTGTCGGCAAGGCGCTTGACCCGGATATCAAAATCCCGGTCACCCCGATTCTCTCCCTGTTTCTTGATTTCTTTGGGGGTCGCAAGTGTCCAAGTGCCGCTCGTAACCTTTCGCATCCCGGCTATGCTTTCGGCCCATCCTGTATGTGTCCCCAAATCTAATCCCAGGATAATCATAACCCATCAACCCCATACTGGGCCAGCAGAGTCTTCAGCTTGGCACATGCTTTCTTGTGGATCTGGCCCACCCGCTGCCGGGACGCGCGCGGCACGAGGCTCTTTGGCATTTCATCGGCGATGGTTTGATAATCCTTGCCGTTGAAGTTGTGCTCCATTATAACGTGGCGTTCGATGGGTGTGATCCACTTGCGCCGCAGGGCAAGACGAAGCTTTACCAACTGGTTGGCCTTGTGGTCGTCGCCCTCCACTGGGTGCTCCTCGCTGAGCTGAAAATCGGGGGTCACCATATTGGGGTCCATGTTATCCAGGGGGATTGCATGCTCAGCCTGCCACTCGGCCGGAACTTTGACCGGGTTCTTGCTCCGACAGAGAGCCACGATCTCGCCCCGAATGAACTTGCGAACGTAAGCTGAAAAGCGGGATCCATAGTTGGGGTTGAACCGGGCAACGGCCTTCATCAGAGCTGCATTTGCGGCGCTGATTGCCTCGTCCTTCTCGATCCAGTCCGGCGCGCGCTTGCCCGCCTCGCAAGCCGCATAAAGCAGGTGCCGGGCGATAATCTCGTCCCGCGCCGCGTAATTTTTCTCTTCGCGCCACTTAATAAATAGTGCTCGCTCTTCCTCGACTGTCAAGCTGACGAAAGAGATATCATCGCGGACCGAGTAGTAACCGATGCCGGTAGTTTTCGTTTTTTTAATCACGGGCGAACTTGCTTTTTTGGGTTGGCTTATCCAGAATTACCGGCTTCCTTTCGGCGCTCGAATCGGCGCGCTGGATGCGCCACACCCGGCCTTCGCTGGAGCAAAGCGACTCGACCGACGGGTCCGACAGTTCCAATTTTTCCAGCTCCACCGGAAGACGACGCAGAGAAAAATCTTTCATGGCCAGCATTGTGGCGGGCTCGTCGTTCAGCAAAGTGAATAAATCGAACGCATTCCCCTCCCAGTATTGCAGGTCCCGATGCTCCTTGAAATACCGGGTTCTCCAGGCTCCAATAAGTTCCCCGAAGGAACTTGTGGCGCTGGCCTGTCTGGCAATCTGCAAAAGAGATTCCTCATGGTAAGCGCGGACCCCGAATCGAGAATGCTCCGGTTGCCATTCGGGGGGTATGCTATAGTTTAAGATCCAGCGCGCGAAGTGGGGCAGCTCGCGTTCGAGGGCCTCTTCAACCCCCTTGAAATCCACCTGGGGAGTGCGCACCGACCGGAATAACATAAGTTTGTCTAGCAGCGAAATATCGACTTCGAGCAGTTGGCTACGCAGTGATTCAGGATCCACATTGGCGGTGATCCCGATCCGGCCCTGCCAAGTCACGGTCACCGCGCACTGGTGCATCATGCGGCAGCGGAACATCTGATTGGCGGCGGTCTTCTTCGCCATTTCAGAAAACTTCCGGTGAGTGCGATAGTCCGAGCTAATGCTGCCATCATCAATCGTCCAGTATCCGACCTCGAACAGCTCCGCGTTAAACTGGTCTTGCCCAGTCAGAAATTCTTTGCACTCCCGGCTCCCGCCAAACAGCGTGGGGAGTATGCCCTGATTGATCAGCGTTTTACCGACCCCGGCTTCGCCGAAGATTTGCAGGATTTGACCGTTACGCGGTTTTCGGTTGAAGAAGCCTTGGTAGGCCCATGCAACCCAGCACAGAAATGGGGTGAGCTGTTCCGCCGGATCAAAGAACGTATCAAAGAAGCGCGACAGCCACGGAAAGTTGCCTTCGGCACCCCAGGGGGACAGTTCCGGAGCGGGCGGCAAGACGCTAGTTGTGCAAACATTCAGGTAGCGCTTACCGTCACGGATGATCGGACCGTCTGGCTGGAAAACAAAATTTCCCACGCCTTCCACGCGGTTGGATTCAGTAATGTAATCCAACACAAGGTCCATTGGTGAAGCCGCTCCTCCCTCACGCTTCTCAGATACCCCCGCCTTGCGCAGTGCGCGAGTTATGTCGTCCTGGCGATGCGGCTTCCACGTTCCATCCGGTAACTTCCGCCAGTAATTGTTGTCCGCCCTGTAGATCCCATCAGAAGCCTTCCCCAAAGAAGTTTCCTGATATTTTTTCACGAAGTCCGCACCCAGCAACTCGGCCCAGGAATAGAAGGGTTGCGTGGCGTGCGACGAGAACGTGTAGATGCCGCCCTCCTTGATGATGGCGGACTTGGGGGATACTGACTCGGGGATCCAGAAGGATGGCCCCTGGGCACCGATGGCAAAATCGGCATCCCAACGGGATGTAAACTCCGGGTATCGCTCCACCAGACGCGCCTGGATAACCTCCACGGGGATATTCCACTCGGTCTTGAATTCCGCGAAGGAATACTTCTCAAACGCCAGCATGAACTTGCCCCGTATCTCCGCCTGGGGGATCCGCGCGGGGGGATCAGATGGAGACAAATCACCAGAAGAAGTGTAATACAATCCGGGTTTATTAAACGCGGCCGAATCGAAGCCGGGGATGTTGCGCAGCTTAAGGTCTTTCTCCAGGTAGTCCAGGAAGTATTCGGCGCTGTCCACCGAAGCAAACATCAAGGGCTCCTCAAGCAGGAAGATCAAGCGCCAGTGTCCCGGCGTCAGGGTCCTCTCAAGATATGACGGGGTCCAGGGCAGACGTTCACAGTAGGATACAACTTGTTCATCGGTCGCGGTCGCATCAAAGTCCATTACGAGAGCGTGAAGCTTGTGCGGCGGGTTCTCCGCGTCCTTCCGGGCGGTGATACGGGAAGCCGGATTCAGGCCCTCCCAGCCCGAGTAGCAACAATGCTTGGTTGTGGGGAGGTTGATCCAGGCGTCGCGGGCTCCCTTATCCTCCCGGCATTTCTTTGGAATGGTTACCTTGACTTCCCAAGGATTACCCGCAAAGACCTCAGAACTGGAGAGGTTTTTAAGAAAAAACATGCGTCCCTTAATATCTCATGATTTTCCACCCCGTCAAACCTATTTCAGATAGTGCGGGATCTCTTGGGCTTCAGCTCCGACGGGGCAGCCCTCAAGCCAATCCGGAGTTTGGGACATAATCCCCTCAACCTGTTTGGCTGTAACGTCCATGTCGCATTCCAAGACCGCTTCATCATGGACGGTGAACAGTGTTTTAATGCCCGGGGTTTTGTCCAGAGCCACCAAATGCTCACAAAAAACATCCCGGGATGCAGCTTGAACGAGGTTCTCAGTTAGGAGACCTCCATAGTGGGGCTTGTGAACGCCCCCAACGTCCGCAGTAAAAACAACCTTGCTCACTCGCTTCTCTGTTTCCGGGTCCAGGAAGCGGCGCAACTCCCGCCGAATACTCGGGTATCGCATAACCCGGCCCGATGGCAACCCCATTTCGAAGGTCCCGCCGCAGGAATTCCGAAATTCCTGGTCCAGGTGCTTCCACAAGGCAACCGTCTTGGGGTTCGCCGCCCGAAACTCGGTCACCTGCTTCTGAGCATCCGCTGGATCCACTTTATAGGCCGCCAGGGTCCAAGCGGCTTCGACGTATTTCTTAGCGCCACACCCATATCCAAGCGCGAGCACTTCGGCTTTAGCGCGCTTGTATTGGGCGGGATCTTCCTTCTTCAGCGAACCACCCTTCCAGCCGAATACCTGCCGGGCGTAAGCCTCATAGATGGCCATCCCGCCCCGGATACTTTCGAGCAACTCGTGATTCCCAGCGAGCCAAGCGAGAACGCGCGGCTCAATCTGGGATAGGTCGCAGGTAATCATCTTCTTGCCTGGGCGCGGAATAAACAGCTTGCGGATATCTAATGATCCCCGTCCCTCCGGGGTGGGGGTTTCAGTGGGCAGGCACTTCGAGTCCAACCAAATTGGATCCTTCCGGAGGTTCTGCATGTTAAGACCGCTGTCACCCGAAAACCGCCCGGTGTGCGCACCGAAATATTTCAATCCGAAGGGCATGATGCCGTCCGGCCGCAGCCACGCCTTAACCCGCTCAAGGCTGCTCAAGAACTTACCCATTGAGCGCCAGTTCGCCACGGCTGCCACCCAGGAAAATTTCGGGCCGTAAACTTCTTCCCACAACGAGAACTTTTCCTCCCCGCCATCGTGGGACTTGACCGGCGGACACGGGATGCCATGCTTGCGACACTGCGCGGCAATAGCTTTTGTGCTGGTTGGCTTGTCACCGTCAGCAATCCACGGAAGATTGCTCTCAATCGCATGGATGGATTCTTGAGCAAGCGCGATAGACTCCGCCAAATATTTCACATCGACCTGGACACCCCAAAAGGTCTGGTCCATGGTGATGCGAGACAGCTCGCGCTCAAAGGCGGGCCACGCGGCCGACCATTTATCCCACAGACGCCAGCACAGCACGGCGTCCGTGCGGGCATACTCCAGCAGCTTGGCTGCGTTGTCGCCGTCCTGCTTGGCCTGCTCCCAAGTCTTGCCGTTCATGTAGTCCCGCATGGACTTGTTTACATGCACCCCCAGCAGATATTCACTGGACTCCGCCAAAGACCGGCGGTTGCAGAGATATGAAGCCATGTTCGCGGTGCAATGCCAAGCCTCATAATTGACCTGGGGAGCCAGACCACGCTCCACCATCGCCCGGTATACAGTCCGGTCAAACCCGGCGTTGTGCGACAGCAGGGTAGCGCCCTCCAAGGCATCCCAGTTGAAGGCCGAAGGATGTCCAGCCCACGAATCAGTCCCGTCAGACACCGAAATCATGTAGGGGTCGAAACGCTCGTCGTGCGTGTAGCCGTAGGAACCGTTCTCGGTGATACCATATTTCTTCTTCTGATAGTAGGTTTCAAAGTCTACAGCAATAGTGGACATAGATTAAGCTTTCAGGGTCTTACCGAGTGAAGGGTGAGCCTGGACGCGCTTTTGGATGGCCTTCCCGATCCAAGTATTTACATTATCCAGGACATACCGCTCCCCTTCAGGAGTAAGAAATTTTTCGTCGGTGGGAAGAACCTCGCCGGTCACGGCGTGCCCCAGCACGCGCGCGGTGCTCTCAAGGGCTGCCTCGATCTGTTGGAGGAAGTCTTCACCGACCCGGGTAAACTTCCCGGCGCGGAGTTTTTCAGAGCAAAGAAGGGCGTGACGTTTTGTGGATGCAATTTTCAGTTTCATTT